GACCAAGTATTTTATTATAAGGCAGATAATCATAACGATTTCCGTCTTGGCTCAAAAGAATTCTGGGAATTATCTAAAGGATTACCTGATGAAGACCAAGAAGAGCAATATGACCCTGCCAAAAATAAAAAACGAGGAGCAGGACCAAGAATTAATGTAAAAAAAACTTCTAATTGGTAAAATGATACTTTGATAATCGGCACAAATAACATTATAATAATTATTATTTATTATAGTTTTATTTAATTCGTTCAATAAAAATTTTATTCAATAAATTATACTGTATTGGCACCAGTAGGATAGGATGAATCATATAAAATTCCACAAGTTCCACATACTTTAACTGGTTGATTATCACCAGCACAAGCTGTTCCATCTTGAGGAGTTATATCCATTCCACATGTTTCATCATCATCATCTAAATTAGCAATTTTTTGGCGCAATAATCTAATATAACCTGATTCACCCCAAGAGGCAGACCATGAATTTCTTATTAACCAATAGTCTTGACCGGATAAATGGTCTGTCCCATATCCTACAAGAACTACAGCATGATTAATATCAGGATTGGTTTGATTACAACCGTTAAAAATTCCTGAAGAATAAGAGTGCCAAGAGCTTGCGTCCACAGAAACAGCAATTGGTCCAATAGTAGCTACAGCATACATCAATTGTTCATAATTGTTTTCTTCTAATTTGACATACCCCGAAATACTGGCTCTAGGTGTATCTGATGGTAACATACATGTTGATTCAATACCGTAATACTCTGTATACGGAACTTGAAATTCATCATATAATCCTGCTGAATTAGCAACATAATCAAATGCTAATTCTGCTGTTGCGCCTTGACAATTTCCTTTACCCCCGCATTCAAATGGATTAGGAGTACAAGTAGCAATTTGTTGTGGAGATAAATCATATAATTTATTTGTATTTATAGCGACATGTGATTCAATCACTGCTGTAGATGCAAAAGCCCAACAACTACCACAACTGCCTTGTGATTTTACAGCGGTAACAACACCTCTAGTTCTCCAATCAACATTCTTAGGTAAAGAATTTAAATCAATTTTACCTGTATTTGAATTCATATATTTCATTTGCTTGATAGGTTTATTTAAACCTTTTGAATATCCATAAAATTGTTTTCTTTCATCCGCAGTTAAAATTGTCATTGGATTCATTGTTTCATTCCAACCTTTATTAGCATTATTATGCGCTAGAATTCTTCTTTGCTCTTCTTTATATAACGCTTTTCTATATTGATAATGTATTGGTTCAATTTTTACTCCATAATGGGATATAAATTTGTCAAAACAGTTAGTTGGGTCAAAATTGGATGCCTCGCTAAATCCAACAAGTAGTGCTAATTTTAATAACACTGTAAGTAAATTCATTTTGTAAATATAGTTCATATATTATATAGTTTATTATATTTTTAAATGATTTTACAAATATAATAAATATTCAACAGTGTTAATAGCTTAAATATTTTATATATTAAATATTATAAATCAATGAATTTTGTTTTTAATAAGAATAATAGTTTTTGCATTTCTATGGCAAGCAGTAATGAACGTTGGGCTAAAATGGAAGAAAGATTTACAAAAATAAACCTTGAAGTTACTAGATTTCCTGCTGCGATTGGAGGAACTGATGATATAATTGATAAATTCGGTGATAGATTAAATAATAGTGAAAAAGGTTGTAGCCAATCTCATATTAATATATGGAGACATATTATAAAAGAAAATATACCATACGGGCTTATATTAGAAGATGATGCGTGTTTCGATAAAAATTGGAAAGATAAATTAGATTTGTTTTCAAGAGATATCGATGACAAAGATTGGGATATGATATTTTTAAATGCGTCTGAACCATGTAGTTCAATGGATAAATGGGTTCTCTGTAAAGAACAATATTTAACCGCTGGCTACATAATTTCCATTAAAGGAGCTAGATCAATTTTAAATAAGTATTCTAATTGTTTTTATTCATCTGATTGGATGACAAGTAGAATTCAATATAATAATCATTCATATTGTTATTTTCCATGGTTAATAATTCAGGAAGGAAATGAAAGTACTATTGGCAGTTGTGTTGAAGAAGATCATAACAAAGTTGTAAGATGCTTAAATGAAATTGATTATGGTTTAGATAATTACATTATTTAATATGATTTTCACTATTTACGATTTATGCTTTATTTGAAACAACGATTCAAGGTATATACCAATTTTATTACATTCAAAATTATATATATATTCAAACATTCAAATAATATAATTGTTAATAAACATGATTATATTATTATAGTATATAATTTCTTATACATGAAGAGTTTTTCTTGCCAAAATAGTTAGACCATTGTTGTTAGTAAATCGTTCTTTTATATACCAATCATTGTTGTTTTCTATAAACTCCTCGATTGCAGGCCATAAACCTTTGGTAATTTCTTCTACTGGAATGCCTGTACATTCACTCTGATATGAAGCATTCCAACCGTTTCGAATGGTCTCTCCATATATTCCGTCTACAGTTGTATCATGCATGATAATATATTTGTTGGCAAGTACCGAAAATTTTTCTAGTTCTCGTTTTAATTGTCCGTATACATGCCATGTATCAATAAATACCATATCATATGTACCAGAAACAACTATGTCTAAATTATTTTTCCATATATATTGAACATCTATGTCAATCATTTCAGCAACATTTATCAAATCGTCAATATCACATTTCTCAATATCATTTAATAACATCTGTTTTTTATTTGTTTCACGAGAATCATTTAACCCGTTTAAAAAAGCCCACGACGAAACACATCCACGAACGCCTGTTTCAAATATACTGTTACATTCTTTAGCATAGGTATATAATGTCGTCAAATGTTCACAAATATCAATTGAAACTTTGTTAGGATATTTATTCTGTATTAATAAAGCTAATGTTTGCTTGGCCTGATTTACATAATTTTCACGGATAATAGATTTGTCGTAAACATTTGATATTATTTTTTTCATAATTACAGGTGTGTATTTATAATCACCTCGTGCTTTACATCTGAAATGATAATAATCTTGTATGTTATAATTAGTAATCTGTTCTAGCATATCTTCATATATATCGATTTTCTTCAACGTCTCAAGTGGTATATGTAATTTTTCAAACAACCTACCAATCGATATATCGTCAATTATATTGTAATCTAATAATTCACGATTTTCAATCAAGACATTACATATTTCTTTGCTCATTAAGATACCTGCTCCAGAAGCATATATACAATTAAAATATGTGACATTTACACCAGCATATTTATGTGAGTTATTTTCCAAATATATATATAATTTGTTTAGATCGACTACACTAGACAGGTTTGTCCTAAATATATAGTCAAAGTCATTTTCTTGATTCAAAATGAATTGTATAGACTGGATTGTTTTATCCAAACACCCTGGACTATAAGATTCTCGTCCTTTAACATAAATAGTATCTTCGTATCGAGCTACAATGGTGTCCAAATCGGGTTTATACTTAATAAAATATGATGTGATGTGTGGGTGAGTATTCATATATAATTTCCATAATTTTTGACATTGTGTATAATATCCATCATCATGTGCCATAATAAGTATAACAATCTTCATATAAATATTAAAGACATATTTTTTGATATTAAAACGTATAATTTTACAAGTTTTATATATTTAAGGTCCAAAATTAATATTTAATGTCATTATTTATCTTTCAGCAATATACATGTCTTGCCCTAATTTAATAATTTTGTAACCTAAATTTTGTATAAATTCAAACAATTCATGTTTAAGTTTAATAGCAGGATAACCATTTTCTTCTTGATGTTCGTCCCATGATTCAAATAATATCTTAGGATAATTATTATTTATGATCGTCATTATTGAACCTTCTAACACCTCCTTTTCATGACCTTCAACATCAATTTTAATAAAATTAATATTTGTTAATCCAAATGAATCTAATGTTTTTTTTTGGAACATCAATTGAAGGTGTATTATGAATATTATCATACTCAAACTTTGATATGCCATTACCACCACCATCTTTGGGATCACGAATATAATATTTTGTAATACCCTCCTCATTACTTAAAGCACAATTATATTTTGTAACTTTATAATCAAGATTATTCAGCGCTATATTAGCACACAAATAATTAAATGATTTCGGAGAACATTCAAATGAATATACGTGGTTAGATTTAAGTGCCATATCTACAGTATACCAACCAATATGAGCACCTATATCAATTATATTTTTTTCAGAATTACAAAAATTAGCACATACCCAATCAATATATCCTCTTTCATAAAATCCTGTATTAAAATAATCCTTTGCTACTCTGACTTCTGGTATAAACATTAATTTATTATCTGTTTTAATCTTTGTATAAACAGGATCTTCACTGTTGTAGCTTGATTCTTTAATTAAAAACATTATAATTTATATAAATGATATTGTTTTTAAGTATTTTCTATGTTTTCAACATATTTAATTGTTCTTTGAAAAAGGTCCAGACTTCAATTGACTTTGTCCATAATCAGACTTTCCTACAACAATATTTTCACCTTCGAATAATTCCTTACATATATCAGCAGTTGAAATGTTTTCTTGTTCGCCTAATGTGAACTCTTTCGTACTTGCGTTATTGACACCAATTAAATTACCATTTTCATCAATTGTTTGTGATAATGTATTACCAGACTTTTCAGCCTTCTTAATATTCTCTTCAATTGCCTGTTTTTTTGTTTCCTTAACACGTTGTTCAAAAGCAGCCTTAGCATTTGCTTCATTCTTTTGTTTCTCATGCATCAATTGATTAAGCTCTTCCTCCATATATTCAACACGACCTGTCTTATAAGCCTCTGGATCCCATGGCATCCACAAACCGACTGGTCCAACCATGATGTCGTGATTTGGGTCAATCTCCCTTAGCATTTTACATCTTAATTCCGCTTCCTCTTCAGTTGGATAAACCCCTCTAACCTTCAAACCTCTTGTGCTTGTTTGGAAATTATGCTCGACATCAAATTTCTTCTGTAATTCTTCCTCATGATTATCAAGATAAGTTTTATAATCATCTGACAAATTAGTTTTAGATAAATTATCCTTCTCTTCTTGAACGAAGTCTTTAAAGTCTTTGTTTAAATCTTCAAATGATAAGTTGTATTTATATGAAATAAAATTAATAAATTGTAAAAATTTTTCCATGGACTTATTAAACTCCCAGTTCTTTAGGAATTCTTCAAAAAAGAAAATTTCCTTCTCTTTAAGGATTTTTTCAGGAGAAACAAAAGACATACAAACAAATTTTTGCCCCGCAATTGGTTTATCTTCTTCTAATAAATCAACATATTTAGAATTTACTGTACCGTTATTCATTTTTCTCTCAAAACCGGATTTTTTAGATTGTTTATTTTTAGAACGATCCATTTAATTTATTTAATTATTTATTTTTAAGTAATTTAGCGCATAAATTATTTTTTCTTAACATTTAGTATAATGGACGGTTTAATTAACGTTGCTGAACTTGTTAAGAGAATTATCAAGTATCTTGTTGAAGGTTTGATGGTTGCTATTGCTGCTTACGCTATTCCTAAACGTTCCTTGAATATTGAGGAAATTGTTTTGATTGCCTTGACTGCCGCTGCTACATTTAGCATTCTTGACACTTATGTTCCATCCATGGGAGCAAATGCTAGAGGAGGTGCCGGATTTGGTATTGGAGCCAATTTAGTCCGTTTTCCTGGGGGATTTTAAGACCATAAATGGTAAGGTTATTTAAATAATTTCATAAAAAATTGAAAACAATGCTTTTATGAAAAGAATATAAACATATTATTTTTATATATATAAAATGAAATTTAATAATGAAACTCTTATTCAGTATTGTAATACAAATAATATAAATTTATTAAAATCGTATGAAAATATAAATAGAGAAAGTTATATTGAAGGTAAATGTATTTGCGTTGAGTGTAATAATACTTTTAATAAAAATTTTAGACAGTTGGTAAAAACAGGAGCATATTGTAGTTGTTGTATGACTAAAATTTCAAATAATAAAATACGCGACGCAAAAGTTAAGTATGATGTAAATGTTTTACATAACTTTTGCAATGAAAATAATATATTATTAACAGATGATTATTCAAATAAATTTGTCAATAGAGATACAATAATTGAAGGTGTATGCAAAAATTTTGGATGTGAAAATATTTTTAGTAAACCATTGAGACAATTATTGAAAATTAATGGGTATTGTGAAAATTGTAGTAAAGAAAAAGGCAAAATAAAAATAAAAGAAACTAGTCTTAAAAAATATGGTGTTGATAATGCTATGAAATGTCAATATTTAAAAGATAAACAAAAGCAAACTATGATAAATAAATATGGAGTAGAACATAATTCTCAATTAGAAAACATAAAACAACAAAAACGTGATAAAAGTATTGAAAAATATGGAACGGAATATGTTTTACAATCTCCAGAAATAAGAATTCAAATTAAACAAACAAATTTACAAAAATATGGTGTGGAAAATCCACAACAAAATAAAGAAATTAATAATAAAACTTGTTCTACAAATATGTCTAAATTTGGATGTAAATCGCCAACAGGAGACCAATTTGTAAAGAGAAAAATATATAAAACTAATATGGAAAGATATGGTGTTCCACATCATTCACAAAATGCTGAAATAGCAGAAAAAATGTTAAATAACTCTTATCAAAGAAAAGAATATACCCTACCATCGGGAAAATCGATAACATATCAAGGTTACGAAAATTTCGCATTAGACGAACTGTTATTTGAAGAAAAAATAAGCGAAGACGATATTATTACTGAAAGAAATCGTGTTCCAGAAATATGGTATTATGATGAAAATAATGAACGACATAGATATTATGTCGATATTTATATTAAATCGCAAAATAGATGTATTGAAGTTAAATCAAATTGGACTAACCAACCAAAAAATTATGTATTAGAAAAAAAGGAATCCGCGGAAAGTTTAGGATATAAATATGATTTATGGATTTATGATAGAAAAAGGAATAAGATAGAATTATAATCTAATAATATATTATGGCAAAAAGACATACGAAACGTAGAAGGGAAAAGAAGCATCATCCTCGTCGTAGAACAATGAAAGGCGGTTTAGATGAATATATATACGAACCAATTCCTCAAAATCCAAATGATCCACATTTTATAGATATGGATGAGTCATTTGGCTCAATGAATCTAGATGAATTAAATACAAGTAATATGAGTGGAAATACAACAGGTCAAGATGCTTCTCAAATGACAGGTATTTCTTTTGATTCTCAAGATACCATGGGAACAATGAATCCATATGAATTAAATATAAGTAATATGAGTGGAAATACAACTGTTGAATCTGTTGGTGGTAAAAAACGTAGAAGAAGTTCAAAAAAAAGACGCGGAAAAGGAAGAAAAACACGTAAATACCGTGGCGGAGGTATATGTTTTGGCAATGGAGTAGGAGCTAATAGTTATGACCCTAATAATTCTATTTATAATACCAACATGTTAAAACTCTTTCCTTATAAAGCAAACTAGAGTGAATGATTTGACAAAACTAATTTATGATTTAATTTATCATATAAATCATAAATACTAAACAGTTGGTATAAATTCCCAATTTAATTCAACGCAAATTTTTTTCCAAATAATATCTTGTTCCATACGTTTTTCAGGGTCCTTTAGCATTGGAAAATGCTCCAAATATTGAGTTTCCCCTAATAGTTCACATAATTTATATGCCGTATAATAATAGTTTAAAAAATTAACACGATCATCCGGACAAAATTTTGAATAAGGTGATTGTAATTCGATAAATAAATTACAAAGAGTATCTTCAAGTTCGGGTGACATAATAGGTGGTTTAATTCCTAATTTATCTTTAATAAATGGTATATGTTCGTAATATTTATTATATCCTAATTTCTTAAGTATTTCTTTCGTTTTCACATTAGTAATTTGGTCTATTGAAATTCTCTCCTTTTTGATTTGTAACTTTATATTTTCAATAACATCAGAAGGAATTTGAGTTGTTTCTTTACCTTGAAATTGTGCTAGAATTTCTTTGAAATGATTAATACGTTTATAAGCATAAAAACAAACTTCCTTTGGAGGTTCTTTATAAGATGGCTTTTCATTTTCAATGAGATAAGGAATACTTCTCGAACACATATTACAAATCATGATACCATCTTCTTCAAGTGGTATTAGCTCTCCCTTATGACAAAATTGACATATATCGGTTTGATAAACAAAATTATTAATGTCAAGAAAATCATCACTAACATTACTCAAATATTTTAAAACAATATTATTATTATCTTTTTGTATTAAGTTGACTTCATTATCAATATCATCTTTTATTTTAAAAAAATCATTAACCGCTTTTGATTTGTTTGTAACTGTTTGTGATTTGACACCACTTGAAATATTCTTTTTATTTTCAAAATATTCAAATATATATTTCGAATTGTCAAGCAAATAATCTTTCTTTTTGTGTTTTTTCTCTTTTATATTTTCCTTTAATTCACTTATACGGTCATTTATTTCCAATTTTTCTTCAATGTTTAATTTGTCTCCATTTTCAAGAAGCTTTTTATTTAACTCTGCTATTTGAATTTTATGATCTAATATTGTATTTTCATCTTTTGAAAATTCATTTAAAAATTCCTTATGCTTTATATCAAGCGTAATCGCTGATTTTTTGTTGAATTTTATCTTTTTATTTGATTTTGGTTTAAAAGATGGCATACCCCTTTTAATATTTAAATGGATATTTATTTAATTTGTAATATAGAGAAATTATTTATTTATTTTTAATAGTAATTTTAATAGTAATTTTAATAGTAATTTTATTTATTTAGTAATAAAAATGTTATAACAATCTTATAAATTATTTTATTACTTATTTCAAGTGATAATGGTAATAAGTTTAAAGACAATTAAACTTTTATACAAATAATTTAATGGAATTTAAAATCAATCTAGACTCATTTAAGGATTTAGAAAATGAAGATTTAAAAATTGACGCAATAAAATTCCAAAAAATGCTTCTACTTTTTAATTCTATAGAGCAAGGTTGGTCTGTAAAAAAGCGGGGCGATTCATATATATTCTCAAAAAATCATGAAGGTAAAAAAGAGGTACTAGAAAATACATATTTATTAAAATTTATGAATTGTAATTTAGACTTAAATAAAATTTTTCATAGATAAAAATTATAGAAAAATTTTACAAAATTAATTAATTTAAAATTAATTAAAATTAATTAATTTAATTTCCAAAAATTTTTTTTCTTTAGCCATATTATAAAATGGGAGGTGGATTAATGCAACTCGTCGCTTACGGTGCTCAAGATGTTTACCTTAAAAACCTGTAGGGTAGAAAAACGTCAGGGAATATCGAAAAAATAAGATATTCAGAAACCCCTTTTGTGGATTCTTTAGAACCACGGACGTTAATTAGGGAATTCAAATATTTATTTGAATAGAATAACCCTAGTGAGAAAATCAAACTGCTTGAAACCCCTAAAACTTATTCTACTAAGCATATTTTGAGAGAAATGTGTGGCCAAGAGAAAAACCTTGGGTATAGTGACAATGAATAAGATGATATTAGTAATACTAATTGAAATGGGCAATGAGCATCCAAGCTTCATTAAAAATTTGTAGTTTTAAAACAATATAAATATTACGTGTTGTTAATATTAATGGAACAAGAAATAGCAACAAAGAAATGTGTAAAATGTGAAAATATTAAACTGATCAATTACTTCAGAAAATACCATGAGAATAATAGATATTCTAATGTATGTAAAAAATGTTTAAATGATATGGATAAAATACGAAAAAAAAATTTAAGAAAAACAAAGGCAGAAACTTTTATTGTTGAATGCGAAAAATGTAATGAGAAAAAACCATTAAAAGATTTCGCAAAACTCAAGAAGTTTTATAAAAAAAAAATTTGTTTAACATGTTATCCATCATTTTTAACAGAACAAAAAACAGAGTGGTGTAGAAATCAACATAATACAAATATGAATTACAGAATAAAGAAATCGTTAGCAGCTCGTTTACGGTGTGTGTTGACAAAAAATACATCTACTATGAATTACATAGGTTGTAATATTCAGTATTTCAGAGAATGGTTGGAGTATAATTTCACTGAAGACATGAATTGGGATAATTATGGAACATACTGGTCTATAGACCATATTATACCGGTATGTAAATATGATTTGACGAATGAAGATGAAAAATTAAAGTGTTGGAATTGGTCTAATATGATGCCAGTTACGATAAATTACAATTCATCAAAAAAAAATATTGACACTAATCAAATAAATTATATTGTTAAAAAACTAGAAAAATTTAAAGAAGAAGGTTCAACGACTAAATGGTTTTCGGAAGAATTTTTATTAACTTCTCAAATAGATAAAATAAATTTGAATTCTTCATAAGATATAGTCTAATCCTTGTCGAAAGATAAGGTAGAGGAAATGTACAGGTAATCCTCAAATTACTTTCTGGAAAGTTACTTATCGCAGATATACTAACTTTGCCATCGAATCAATCGAACAAACTTTCAACGGTCAAGCCGATTTCGGACGTCGTGTCCAATGTGTGATCTCCAGAAACGGAGATCTTGCTTACCGCACTTATTTACAAGTTACTCTTCCTGAGATCAACCAACTTATGGGTCTCGGAAACTACTCCAGCGGACAAAACACCGGTGTTTATGCCCGTTGGTTGGACTTCCCTGGTGAGCAATTGATCGCTCAAGTTGAAGTCGAAATTGGAGGTCAAAGAATTGATCGTCAATATGGTGACTGGATGCACATCTGGAACCAATTGACAATGACCTCCGAACAACAACGTGGATACTTCAAGATGATTGGTAACACCACTCAACTTACATTCATCACTGATCCTTCTTTCTCTGATGTTGAATCTCCTTGTGACTCCTTGGCTCCTCGTCAAGTTTGTGCCCCAAGAAACGCTCTTCCTGAAACCACTTTGTATGTTCCTCTTCAATTCTGGTTCTGCTGCAACCCTGGACTTGCCCTTCCTTTGATTGCTCTTCAATACCACGAAGTCAAGATTAACCTTGATATCAGACCTATTGATGAGTGCTTGTGGGCTGTTACCACATTGAACTGCCAAAACCAACCTTGGCAAAACAGCTCTGCCGCCCAATACACCGTTGGACGCCCAGTTCCTGCCACTATTGCCTACAACCAATCTTTGGTTGCTGCATCTTTGTATGTTGACTACGTCTTCTTGGACACTGATGAGCGCAGAAGAATGGCCCAAAACCCTCACGAGTACTTGATTACCCAACTTCAATTCACTGGTGATGAATCTGTTGGTTCTTCCAGTAACAAGATCAAGTTGAACTTCAACCACCCTGTTAAGGAGCTTATCTGGGTCGTACAACCTGACCAAAACGTTGACTACTGCTCTTCCTTGACATGCGATGCTCTTCTTTTCAAGGTCCTTGGTGCTCAACCTTTCAACTACACTGATGCCATTGATGCTCTTCCTAACGCCATCCATGCCTTCGGTGGACCTGCCTCTGTTGCTGCTGACTCTCGTGCCTACATTGATGCTCGTGGTTTGTTCCAAGATGCTGGTGCTCTTGACTACCAACCTGCTGCTGAATTCCCTGGTTTCACTGGATACTGGCACGGACCTACCAACCCTTACAATGAAGCCAACCTTGGTGGACTACAAGTTCCTTTGAATACAACTGGACTTTCTGCCGCAGAAATTGCTGCTCTTTCAGCAGGAACCACTTCTCCTCACCTTGAGAACTCTGGAGTTTCTGATGCTGGTACATTCGTGTTGTCTGAAACCTCTTTGGATATGCACTGCTGGGGTATGAATCCTGTCGTCACTGCTAAGCTCCAATTGAACGGACAAGATCGCTTCTCTGAGCGTGAAGGAACTTACTTCTCTTGGGTTCAACCATACCAAGCTCACACTCGCAACCCTGATGAAGGTATTAACGTTTACTCTTTCGCTCTTCGCCCAGAGGAACACCAACCAAGCGGGACATGCAACTTCTCCAGAATTGATAACGCCACACTTCAATTGGTCTTGTCTAACGCAACTGTTGAAGGAACCAAGACTGCTAAGGTTCGTGTCTATGCCACCAACTATAACGTGTTGAGAATTATGAGTGGTATGGGTGGTTTGGCTTACTCCAATTAAACACCTTATATCGTGTGGTTTTTATTTATATATTTTAATATTAAAAGGTGTCAATAGTATTGACATCCTTATTGGTTTTTAATATTAAAAGTAAAAAACAATATAAAGATATAACAATAATTAGTATATAAAATGAGTGTTGATATTGTCAATCTTATTGAGAGCAACCCAATCACCAAGTTTTCAGGTGATTATCAAAGCAAATTAGTTGAAAAAGTAAAAAAATCTTTCACTAATTATGAACAACAATTATTTTTATCTAGTTTTTATTGTTATTTAAAATATGATTCGCAAAAAGATTTTGTTATTGACTTAGACAATGTATGGAAATGGTTAGATTTTGGACAAAAAGATTCTGGTAAACGAGTTATTGAAAAAAATTTTTTAATTAATAAAGATTATAAAATTTTTGCTCCGCAAGTTGGCGGAGCAAAAAAAGACAATAGAGGAGGTCATAATAAAGAGATTATTATGTTAAATATCGACACATTTAAGCGTTTTTGTTTAAAAGCTGGGACAAAAAAGGCTGATGAAGTTCACGATTACTTTATTAAATTAGAAAATATTATGTTTGAAATAACAAAAGAAGAATGTGAAGAATTAAAACAACAAGTTATGCAACTTGAAAATAAAAATAAAGAAACAGAAGAAAAAATTATTAAACAAAATGAAAAAACATTATTAGAAAAATTTTCATATAAATGTTCTTTAATTTATATTATAAAAGTTAAAACTTTTGAAAATGGAGAATATATTGTAAAAATTGGATATAGTGATAAAGGAATTACATATAGATACAATGAACATAAAACAAATTATGATGAGTGTATATTATTAAATTGTTTTTTAGTTGATAAAAGTAAAGATTTTGAGGGATTTTTACATAATCATAATCTAGTTTATCCAAATAAATGCAAGACATTAGAAAAACATGAAAAAGAAAATGAGTTATTTTTAATTGGTAAAAATTTAACATATCAAATGTTATTAAAAATTATTGAGGACAACATTAATAATTATAATTATAGAGTTAGTGAACTTTTACTTGAAAATCAATTATTAAAAGAAAAACTAAATTCAAACCAAAACAATATACAAGAAATAAATAATGATGAAGTATCCGAATTAAAAGAAATGATAAAACAATTATCAAATGAAATATTTGACCTAAAAAAATCAAATCAACAAATTCTAAACAAACTGAACGCACAAGAAACCAAAGTTGTAACTGGCTTTAATCAACAAATGCCTCATTTGGGTCCAAGATTACAAAAAATTAACCCAGAAACATTACAATTAGTAAAAGTATATGAATCGGTCACCGAAGCAATGAATGAAGATAAAAACCTCAAACGACCCAGTATAACAAAGGCTGTTGAAGAAAATACTATTTACTGTGGATTTAGGTGGTTATTAGTTGAGAGAAATTTAGACCCAAATATAATTCATTCAATCCAACCAACAAAACAAACCAAAGTCCAAAATTTAGGATACATCGCCAAATTAAACGCCGATAAATCAGAAATATTAAATGTATATTTAGACAGAAAAACAGCCGCCGAATTAAATGGCTATCAAAACTCATCAGCCTTAGATAATCCAGTAAAAAATAACACAATAACAAATGGAAATTACTATACACTATATGATAAGTGTGAACAAAATTTAATTCAAAATTTTGAAGAAAAATACGGTCAGCCAAAATTATATAAAAATGGTGTAGGTCAGTATGATTTACATAATAATTTAGTTAAAGAATTTGGATGTAAATATGATTGTATCAGAGAACTAAAAATGAGCGATAAAACATTACATAAATCGTTACAAAATAATATTCCATATAATAATTATTATTATAAGGAAATAGGAGCAAAATTATCCGTTCAATAAAAAATAAAGTATAATTTCTTAATTTTTTATTACGCATTTTTGTAAAGCTTATCATAACTAAATAAACGCATAACACGCAGCCAAATATGCAAATAAATGAAAACACATATGATAATTTGTATGATTTTTAGAACACCAATTTTTAGAAGACTCTTTATCACCGCATAAAAACATGAATATTCCTATAAAAAATAAAATTAAAAAAATCATCTTACACAAAATACTAATTTTTTTCAAAAAAACAATATATAATATAAAACAAACAAGGGAAACTCTTGCAAAAAATGCATCTATTTTATGTATTAATCCTTTTTTAATAGGATTAGACCAAAATAGTAATGATAAAATCATATTGATTATTAATAAATTAGCCAAAATATATTCATAATTATTTTTATTCGTTTTTAAGTAAAAAAATGATAATGGTAATAATACAAGTAAACTACTTAATAAAAGATATATATTTGTCATATAAATATTATATATGTAATTTTTAATATTTTTATTTTATTTTATTTAAGTGTCGTCATCCTCATGTCTTTCTACCGTTCAATAAAAAGCTTTAATCAATGATTATGCGTAATAAAATAACATTTTAGATATGATTAAATATTATAAATGTCAATTACAGATTTTTTGAATAGCAGAGGTTTTCACCATTTTGAGGGGTATAGTCAACAAGTTCCACAACAAGTAGATGATTTAATAAAATTAACGGATAAACCAAATATAAGTGTCATGGAAATCGGATTTAACGCCGGACATTCTGCCGAAATATTTTTAAAAAATAATAAAGATTTAACTTTAACGTCGTTCGATTTAGGAACACATAATTATGTAACAACAGCAAAAGAGTATATAGATGATACTTATCCAAATAGACATAAATTAATTTTTGGCGACAGTAGAAAAACTATTCCTAGTTATTTAAAAAATAACAAAGATACTAAGTTTGATATTATATTTATTGATGGAGGTCATGACTATGAAATAGCAAAAGCAGATATGGAAAATTGTTTTCATTTAGCACACGAAGATACTATTGTTGTTCTTGATGATACTATATTCACAAAAGGTTGGGAACAAGGTTGGACAATTGGACCTACAAGAACTTGGACAGAGCATTTACAAGAAAACAAAATTATTGAATTAAATAGAAAAGATTATTGTCATGGAAGAGGTATGTCTTGGGGTAAATATGTATTTAAACCAGTGAAGATTTAAAATGGCACCCATAAAGGGGTGCTTCTTTCAAATTTCACCCGGTTCATCTGAGAAGAATTGAAATGCTGTCCCATTTCAATTCTTCAAGGGTGTAAATAAATTTATAAAAATATACATTCAAATTTAAAAGCTGTAAAATATTTATTTAAGCATCATCTTCTTCATCTCTTTCCACCACATGTTGTTCTTCATTCCCATCATAAGGGTCAAACTCTTCATCAGCATATTCATCTAATTCTTTATCATCATCTTCATCCGGGACTTCTGTATATTCACCGTTTTCATAAATTACATTGCGACTATTAAATAACTTATTCATATTTCTAACTTCCGGTTTTTCCGTTTCAGATGTAAATAACTTAGCAATTTGCGTATCATCTCTAAATCTGACAGTATATGTTTGCTGAATATTATTTCTACCAATACGTCCCATTGCTTGAATCACTTTTTCTTGAGTTAAATCTAAATCTTTACTCAAGAAACCATGACAAAACTGATAATTCGTTCCATAAATATAATCACTTGATGCTATAATCATATAGAGTTTTTGTTCATCCGCAAGCTTCTTCATAATTTCTGTATAAGCAATGTTCTCATGATTTATAAACACACCAATTCCCATCATAAGAAGAACCTTCCACAAATTATCAACTTTATTTAATGCCATAATATCGCACACAACTTGTTCGTCAATTGAACTTGTAAATGCGTTTGAAATATTTACGTCAGGTGCCCATTTTTCCAAATGATTTTTCTTGTTTGGAACAAATGTATCATTTAAGGAAGCTCGTTTAATCATTGCTCTTAAGGCATTCATTTTTTCGGTCATTTTACTAATAGCGCCTTTATTTTGTAATTCTTCTGGAACATCTTTACTTAATTTTTTAGGGTCTTTATTCGATTTATTTCTACCAAGAACACGCTGACCGCTATGAAAACTATTTACTGAATTTTTTACCTTTGCTTCAATACCCTCTTTAATAGCTTCTAATTCAACTTCAATTTCGTCAATCTGATTATTGATGATATTATTATATTCAATCTTCTTCATCAAATCCTCCATAACGGAATTTGGAATATTTGCTTGTTGAACACAAAATTTAGCTATTTTTTCAATATCGTTCGAAATAAATATAGTCGGTCCATCCGTTAATGTATAACAATCCTTGGTTGTGACATAAACACCAGACGTTCCTTGTACTACAGGTTCAGTAACCCTAGAACTAGTACTAGTGATCTGCTCGGAAGCTAATCTCGAAATTGGGGCACCCAATAAACTATTCGACGTATTTGAATTTATACCAGGACCTACGCTGCGAATTTTTTGGATTTTATTACCTTTTGTATCAACAGCAGTATTTTCCAAAATTCTTGGTATGCGTTTTTTTTCAAAATATCCGTAAATTACAGGCCAGTTCGCGGCAGTAATATTTCTCAACATTTCTACATAATAAATTTTAATATTTTTCATATTGATTGAATCTAAATCTTCAAAATGTCTGTCAATATGCATTCTATTATTAGCATAATTATTTCTATTTATAAAGGTTATAAATTCAACTACTTCTTTTAAATCAAAATATCTTAATAAAGTCAAATAATTTTTACAATGATTCGCTATTTTCAACATTTCATCATAGTTATTACTCAAATAATGAGGTAATACTACATAACCATCTTTATTGACAATAGGAATTGATTTTTTACAATCATGACTTACAATATTACAGATTTCAGCTCCAGGAAATTTATTCAAGAAATCTGGAATGGTTTCAGTAAGTTCAGTTTCCTTGGGTAAAGTAGCAGAAGATAGAACAACTGTTGGAATAACATTTTCCTTCCAGTTCTTTCTAATTGTCTTATGAAATTCGTGCGAGTCATAATCCATCGTAATAGTTGGCTCATCCCAATATGTAATTATATCTTTTGCTGGAAAGAATGCTAACATATAGTACATAGCAGGCAAATAGGACCTAATATCACATATTATTATCTCTACATTATCACCAACAGAGTTATCGACTTTTCCAATTCCACCAGTTCGCTTATTCTTCGTAAATTCTTTAGCTGCGAAATAATGTAATCTTATATCGTCCGCACTAGAACAACCAAACGCAAAAGCAATCTTTTTATTAACTGAAATAGCTGCTCTGGCTAAAGCTAAACCAACATGTCTTGCGGCACAAACGAAGATTACCCTTTTTTCTTCCGAAAGCGCAATTGGTGTCATTGTCTTTCCGGTTCCAGTAGGCGCCATATATAAGATCAATTTTGGTCTTGGAGTTCTGATTGTCACAAATATTTCTTTTTGATGCTCGTAAAGAACTAAATCGTTATACTTCAGTAAACTGTCATTCTTCTCAATAAAATCCACAGCATTTTCAATAACAATTAATTTCTCTATTTCATCAGCAAATTTATCTAAAACAATATTGGTCAAATTTTTTATGTGTCTATTCAAACGAATGATATTATTTCTAATAAATTTATAAAGTGTATAATAACAATAATGGAATAATTTATTATTTTTTGTTTTTTTACTAGCAATTAATTTTTCTAAGTAACTCAATAAGAGATTTTCATAAATATCATTATTTTTAATTGTTTCATCGTCAAAACGTTCCAACCGAACTCTGTCACTTGAATTTGGTTTAATATTTGCGTCAATTTTCATTGCTTTATATGATGGATCAATTTCTACTAAAGACTTCTCAATTTCATCAGCTCTTTTACGCAAATATCGATTATAAATACAATCTTCCATTTTTTCTGAAAATTCTATCTTTAAAAATGTAAAGATAGAATTATTATTATTTATTCTAATATTTACATCATGATAACCTTTTGTGATAAGATTTAAAACAGCCAATTCTGATTCAGAAACTGGTCGTTCAATCGATTCCCATTCAGATTTATTCAATTTGCGCTGCTTCAAATCCATTTTAACGATTTAATTACTTATTAATAATAATATATTGTCTTTATATTCATTTGATATATATTCTTCATAATCAATCAATTTTTTATTTAATAAAATTGAAAAAAAAATAGATAATAATTATAATAGATATAAATATAATAAATATAAATATAATAGATATATAATATATAAATGAATAACCAAATTCAAATTGTTTCCATTGAAGGTAACATTGGTTCTGGTAAGTCCACTTTACTAGCCAATCTTAAAAATCATTATGATAAAAACACATTTATAATATTTTTAAAAGAACCGGTTGACGAATGGAGTAAAATTACAGATGAAAATGGTACTACGATATTAGAGAAGTTTTATGCTGATCAGGAAAAATATTCATTTTCATTTCAGATGATGGCCTATATATCTAGGTTAAAATTATTAAAAGATGTAGTTTGCCAAATTAAAGCATCACAAGAGAAATTAATTAAAGAACAATATGAAAAAGATAACAATTTTAAATTACCGAAATATATTATTATCACCGAACGCAGTTTATTCACTGATAAAATGGTTTTCGCAAAAATGTTATATGATACAGGTAAAATTGAACATGTTAACTATCAGATTTATTTAAATTGGTTTAACACATTTGCTGATGAATTTCCGGTCCATAAAATTATTTATGTAAAAACAGATCATACAATTTGTCATCAAAGAGTCGCCACCAGACATAGAGATGGTGAAGAAAACATTCCGATTGATTATTTAAAATCTTGCGACCAATATCATGATAATATGTTAGATAAGACGTCGTCGGAATGTGTATGTAAAGAACAGCTTGTTTTAGATGGAAATAACAATATTTATGAAAATGAAAATATACTTAAAGAATGGATTGATTCCATCGATAAATTTATTCATAATTGATATTAGCACTAATCTTACAGTAATATTACAATAAATTATCTTATAAATATTATATAGAAATCATAATTATAATATTTATACTTCAAAATCAATAACAACAGGATAATGGTCTGAGTTATATTTACCACAATATTCATCATATACATGATAAATAAAAACGTTTGCGACCTTTTTTCTTATAGCATCCGTAACTAATACATGGTCGATCATTGACAAGTCTTTTTGTGATGATGTATTACAATTACTATCAGAATCCCACCAATCACTATATCTTTGGCTTTGTTCGAGTTCTTCTGCTAAATTATGCAACTCATAAAGACCACTCAAATCACCTTGATAACCTTTTAATATATCTAATACTCTTGATGTTGGTTTATTACTGTTTAGGTCTAGGACCTCAGCATCATAATCATTAAAATCTCCAATCATAATCACTTCATATCCTTTATTTACATAACCAAAAATAACATTTTGTAAAACAGATGCTTGTGCTTCCCTTTCAGCGCATCTTGTAGGATCCGTTGGTATAGCTAATAGGTGTGCTGCTATAAAGGCAATATTATATCCGTTAAATTTAAATTCTGTAATATAATGTTTGCTTACACCTGATGAACCAACTGATCCAGTATATCCACATTTAGAACCTGGCAACGGATAGTTGTATTTTAATTCAGTTCTATACAAGTTAACTGTCGGATCTATACGTGTTAACATCCCTACATTTTGTCCGGTACTTGTGTCGGTGCCCTTTTTTAAGTAAGGAATATATGTGCTATCTAATTTATCTTTTAACATATTCAATTCATCACATCCTTCCACTTCACAAAAATTAATGATATCTGGGTTTAAGTCCCTAACAACATTGGCAACGTAGTCCATATGAGTTTCTGCTTCACTTTGATTCACCCACGTACATCCATTTCCTGGACAATCCATAGCACTATAATAATCAATAAATAACCACTCGACATTATATTGGACAAGTCTGAGTTTGTTTTTGTCACTTCGTCTATCTCCTATAGAGGAAACTGACGGACATTCGGTATCAGCGAAGGCTAATGTCGCAAATAATGACAAAAATAACAAGAAATATATCATTCTTTATACTTACTTAATATAAATATATTTAAGTAAATTTTTAATATAAAATTGAAAAGTAATATCTTATATTAAAATTATATTACATATCAACATATAAAATGCTTCCAAAAATTACAACATATTTTCAAAAAGCTCAGGAGTCAAACAAACTTTTTAAAATTTATCCAGAATATGATTACAAAATGAACTTTGATGGATGTAGTAAAGGAAATCCAGGATTATCTGGAGCAGGAGCTGTTATATATCATTTTGACAAAGAAATTTGGTCTGACAGCTTCTTTGTAGGAGAGAATTTCACGAATAATCGTGCGGAATATGCTGGACTAATACTAGGATTACAACAAGCTAAAGCTTTTAATATTAAAAACTTAAAAGTAGAAGGTGATAGTTTACTTGTCATCAATCAAATGAAGGGTACATATCAGTGTCGTGCAGAAAATTTAATTATATTATATGAAAAAGCTAAAGAATTAGAGAAATATTTTGATAATATTGAATATTGTCATGTTTTAAGAAATTTAAATAAACGAGCAGATGAGTTATCAAATATAGCGATTGAGAATTATTTGCTAAACCAAGATCCAGATAACGGATCTCCTTAATTAAAGTACTAGTACAATAAATTATTCATTTTTACTAATACATGTAGCTTTTGATATATTCTTTATTATTTTTTCTTTCTTATCATTATCGGTTTCCATAACCTCTATAACAAGCTTATCATGAACGTCTGATATTTTTGCGGAAGCATTTTTATATTCAGGATATTTCACACGGAACTGTGGTAACAATCTTATGTTTTTATCAGCTATTTTGTTAATTGCTCTCTTTAGTCGTGTTTTATTATCATCTTCTTTTTCCCAGTGACCTTCATCTTTGACGTACATAGTTTCTCTCTTCTTATCTGTACAATGAATAGGTCTGACTGTTTCATCTAGATTATTTAAATTTTTCACAATTATTTTTGAAATCCCTTCTACATATCCAAGCTCTCCAACTTCCATGAGGTCACTCAGTTGTAGTTTTATGGAATCTACAAAATCCGTAATATTCATGGCGTTTTTACAGGTCTCATTTAAGAAGAAATTTAGGTTGAATGCTTTGTTATGAGAATTCGTATTATTTATTACATTATTTGTTGTATTATTTGTTCCATTTTCTAATACCTTCATAATCATATTTTTAAGATCAGCGTTTTCTTTTATTAACAGCATAATAAGTTCTTTATCTGTTGGTTCGTTATTAATTATTTTTGGATCATTTGTATTCACAATCTCAATATTATCAACTTCATTATGAGTTGATTCCTCTGATTTACAAGTTTTTTTATGTCTCCATAAACCAGAATTATCCTTATATTCTTTATTACATATTTGACAAATATAAAAAGAGCATTTTTTAGCAGATTTTGGATTGATTTTGATTGCTGCGAGATGCTTACGAGTAGTTAAATGACTATCATAACTACTTTTTTTACTCGTTGTATAGTCACAATAATTACAATAAAATTTTGAGCAAGTTTTGGGCAGGAAATCATTGCTTAAGATTGACATATATATTGACAATATATATTTTCTTTAAGTTTTTATAAAAAAAATACAATCACAAAATATTTTTGTTTCGTTTGCCATGAAACCATAATTTTTCAAGATCGTAATAAAAAATTCGGTCAGTAAGGACTTTTTGGGCAACCCATTTTTGGACATTTATTTTTGTCCATTTTTGAAAAGTCAAAATACTTTTCATTTTTCGAAAACACTTAAAATCCCTTCATATGTAGGGAAGAAAAAATGGTGGTATTTTTCAAAAATTGTCAAAATTACTTACATAATGTAGTGACTTTTGATATATTCTTTATTATTTTTTCCTTCTTATCATTATCTGTTTCCATAACTTCTATGACTAGCTTATCATGAACGTCTGATATTTTTGCGGAAGCATTTTTATATTCAGGATATTTCTCTCGAAACTGTGGTAGTAATCTTATATTTTTATCAGCTATTTTGTTAATTGCTTTCTTTAGTCGTGTTTTATTGTCATCTTCTTTTTCCCACTGACCTTCATCTTTGACATACATTGTTTCTCTCTTCTTATCCGTACAATGTACTGGTCTGACCGTTTCGTCTAGACTATTTAAGTTTTTCACAATTATTTTTGAAATCCCTTCTACATAACCAAGCTCTCCAACTTCCATGAGGTCACTCAACTGTAATTTAATAGAATCTACAAAATCCGTAATATTCATCGCATTTTTACAGGTCTCATTTAAGAAGAAATTGAGGTTAAATGCTTTGTTATGAGAGTTTGTTGTAGTATTATGACTATTGTTTGTATTTGTTATACCATTTTCCGTTAATTTCACCATCATGTCTTGTTGTCCTTTCATCATGTCTTGATGTCCTTTAATGAGTTCAGCATTTTGTTTAAGAAGAGTGATTATGAGTTCATCTTTATCGAGTTCACTGAGTTTTTTAATATCATTTATAGGTTTGTTATAACAATTTTTTTTATGTCTCCATAATCCTTGTCGGTGTTTATATTTTTTACCACAATGGCATGCGAAGATGTCATTTTCAAAATGTTCTGAATTTGGCTGAATTAGGTCTGAAAGCTGTCCCTTTTTGTAACCATTTGTAACCTTCATATGTTTATCACTTAATAAATGAGTATCATAGTTGCTTTTCTTAGACGTTCCATAGTCACATTTTTCACAGAAATATTTGAAAGCTTGTTTTTGGCTTATTTCTGTCCCATTTTTGTCCCTTAATGTCCCCATAAATAAGCTATAGAATTTATTTTTAAGTTTTTTTTCAAAAAAATACAATCACATTTTTTTTTGTTATAGTCACAATTTACATGATAAGCATCTAAAATCAAAATTGAAAAATTCGGTCAGTAAGGAGTTTTTGGGCAACCCATTTTTGGACATTTATTTTTGTCCATTTTGAAAAAGCCAAAATACTTTTCATTTTTCAAAAACACTTAAAATCCCTTCATATGTAGGGAAGAAAAATGGTGGTATTTTTCAAAAATTGTCAAAATTACTTACATAATGTAGTGACTTTTGATATATTCTTTATTATTTTTTCCTTCTTATCATTATCTGTTTCCATTACTTCTATAACAAGCTTATCATGAACGTCTGATATTTTTGCGGAAGCATTTTTATATTCAGGATATTTCTCTCGAAACTGTGGTAGTAATCTTATATTTTTATCGGCTATTTTGTTTATTGCCTTCTTTAGTCGTGTTTTATTATCATCTTCTTTGGACCATTCACCTTGATCTTTCACATACATAGTTTCCCTCTTCTTGTCAGTACAATGTACTGGCCTGACCGTTTCATCTAGATTATTTAAATTTTTCACAATTATTTTTGAAATCCCTTCTACATAACCAAGTTCTCCAACTTCCATGAGGTCACTCAGTTGTAGTTTTATGGAATCTACAAAATCCGTAATATTCATGGCATTTTTACAGGTCTCATTTAAGAAGAAATTCAGGTTAAATGCTTTGTTATGAGAGTTAGTAGTATTATGACTATTGCTTGTATTTGTTATACCATTTTCCGTTAATTTCACCATCATATCTTGCTGCCCTTTAATAAGTTCAGCATTTTGTTTAAGCAGAGTGATTATGAGTTCATCTTTATCGAGTTCACTGAGTTTTTTATTATCATTTATTTGATCAAGGCTTAATGAACACTTTTTTTTATGGGCATACATAGTAGATGAATGCGCGTATGATTTGCCGCAATTACATATATATGATTTTTCAGTGTGGAACTTTTTTGATGTAGGATTTTGTAGGATTTTGTGTTTATCGGTTTCTAAATGACGTTGGTATTGACTTTTACGAGACGTAGAATAGTTACAATATTCACAAATAAAAATGTCGGAACTTTTCAGTGTAGGAACCATTCCTATATAAATCCTACATATAAAAGTTCCTAAATACTTTTCCGCAAAAAAATATTTTTTTTTCAATAACAAAAAATTTTATTATAATCACGTTTGTGACGATAACCATCTAAACTCAAAATTGAAAAATTCGGTCAGTAAGGACTTTTTGGCCAACCCATTTTTGGACATTTATTTTTGTCCATTTTGGAAAAGTCAAAATACTTTTCATTTTTCAAAAACACTTAAAATCCCTTCATATGTAGGGGTAAATTTTTGACGAAAAAATAGAGTATTTAAAGAAACCCTCTACATAATGTAGTATATCCGGCTTTAAGTAGCAAATTTAAATATATATTTCGCCGTCCATATTGGCGACATATTAGTATTCTATAAGTGGTACATTTAACACCTTATTTGGTTTGTATTTTAAAATGTCTAATTCTTTTTTTGTGGTGGGAAATTCTTTCTCTCCATAAATATCCTGAAGCATTAACCATTCAAATAGACCTCCTGAATAAATATATACATTATGGAATCCGAGAGAAGTTAGTTGAGTATATTTACTGTATAATTTTTCATCATTGCTATTTTTCCCATATATTATTATTTTTATATCTTTCACACCTTTTTTAATACAGTTATTTATGATCGTTTCTTCATTATTTATATTGATTGTTTTTAATATTAAACAATTTTGCTCTGAACTGGAGAGAGTATTTATTAATAAATGTCCTTCTGGGTTTTTAATTATAAACTGTACATCTTCATAATTTATTTTTATGGATGATGTTTGTGAATTTCCCATTAATAAATATAATATATTTTATTAAATATTTTTAAACCAGTGAAGATTTAAAATGGCACCCCTAAAGGGGTGCTTCTTTAAAATTTCACCCGGTTCATCTGAGAAGAATTGAAATGCTGTCCCATTTCAATTCTTCAAGGGTGTAAACCTTTTACATAACTTCAAGATATATTATATAAAATTATAGAAAAGTATTTTATTTTATCTTGAATATAAAATAAAAATGTAAATCAATTGTAATGAGAAGCTGTTTTATCGAAAACCCAGTGATTATTATTTACATGGACGTCTGTTAGTATTCTGCGTCTTAAAGCTGGAGCAGATACATTAGCATCTTTTGCAGCATCGGCTATATTTTTGAAGAAACATTTCTCTCCATTTTTACAACAAATCTTTATTACAGGTTGGTCGGCGAATTGCTCTTCTTTTGATACACCAGAATAACGCCATAGAAACCCTTGACATTGACGCCCCTCGCGAACTGCAATTCCAATTGCGGCCCCTGTCGTAAGTCCAGCACACGATCTTCCAGCTGCTTCTATACTTTCATATGTCGCTATAACTTCGCCTGTGTCTTTATTTATTTTATCAATTGGTCGTTTGGCTTTTCTTACAATAGGTACTTCTGGATCACATGTATTATCATATGAGTTTATTTTATTATTTGATAAAAAATCAAATAAAGTATCAATATCTTTAGATTGTTGAATTAATAGCTCTTCTAATTTAACAGAGACCTCTAATATTTTTGTAATATTCTCTAATGAAGTCTCAAATTTATTTTGACCCAGTGAAACGCAGTTTTGTTTCAAAATAAATGTCATATTTTTTTCAGTTAATGGATACGAACATTTTAATTGACAAATCATTTCTCCAGATGGATATAAGTCTTTAAGATTTTTTAGGATTGTGTCATAATCTTTTTGTCTTGTAATAGAACATACAAACCTCATATTTTCATATTGATAAGCGTATATAAAATAACCATATTTACATATTGCGTAATTACTTGCTATTTTGGATTTAATTTCATCTGTAACATCGTGTTCTAATTTTTGGATCTTTTTGTTATTATTTTCCAATAACTTATTCTGTTCCTTTATTTCATCTTTCAATTTATAAATTTCATTTTGTAATTCATCGTTCTTCTTCAGAAGTAAATTGTAATTTTCAATATTATATTCATTTTCCCTGATAATATCTTTTATCAATTGTTCTACCTTATCAAGCGTAAATTCTTCGTCATCTAACGCAATTAATTCTCTATGTGCTATATCATCTATAGTTACAATTCTTAAACGATTTTTTAAAGTAGAATGTTTTTTAATACAATTCTCAATCTCAATCTTATTTTTCACTTTAAACGCATTATATAATCTGAAATTTTCATATGTTTTTTTATGTGTTTTCACTCTTTCACTTAAGTTATTACTTTGACCGAATTTAATCACGGTTTCTTGATACATTTTGCTGTTAGGTTTTCCAAGAGTTTTATTGTCAATTAATCCGATATAAATGCATTGAGTATTGACTGGAAATTGTTCTAATAATGTATTCTCTTTTAATTCTTCTTTTTCTTTTTTGGATTTATTTGATAATATTGTTAACTTATTTTTTAATTCATTACATTCATCCTTAATTATTTCTTGAATTAAACCCTCTAGTTTTATATAATATTCATGAATTTCATCAGCTTTTTTTGTTCCTGCTTTCAGACAAAATTTTTTAAAGGTATCAACAGATAAAAGATATATTTCTCTATTATGTCCTCCTTTAGAATGTTCTGTCTGCTTTTGTTGCAACAAAAGCGATGATTTTATATAGTCCTTATCAAGAGTAAATTGTTTTTCTAAAAGAGTTTTAGCGTTAACTTTTTGGCTAAATCCAAGCCATTTCCATATTTTATCCAAATCGATAACAAAATCAGTTTTATTATTATAATTTAAATAACAATAAAAACTTGATAAAAATAATTGCTGTTCAAAATTTGTAAATTGTTGTTTAATTTTTTCTAAAAGTTTTAAATTGTAATCCTTTGATAAATTAGTTATCGGGTTATCTTCAATTAATTTAACAATATCAAGTTGTTCCATATTATAAATATATGATATGGAATGTCTTTAAGTAGTTATTATAGCTATTGATTATAAAAAGCAATAGCTTTTATTTTCAAAAGCAAAAGCAAACCTATTAATGAAACTTGACAACAATTTCGACCTCTTCTTTCTTGATGCTTTTTGTAGCGGAAATTGACAACTCCTCCCTCTTCTTTCGTGTCTTCGCGTTATCGGTCAAACCTTCCTTCCTCTTTGACGTACTATTTCGGCTATTCATATCCTTTTCAATCACATCATAATTTTGGTCGATATAATCTATCACTCGATTTTCGAGCGCCCATTTGAAAAAGTTCAATTGTCCGATGGTTGTTTCAATATATGTACCGTTCTTGTACGGAATGCTTATCCTTTCCCAGCGGCAAAATGGGTCAAAACGTTTTTTGCTGTATGCTTTGAGTCTGAGCTTATAATCGAAATAAACTTTGAAACGAATATTTTCTCCTGCAGAATTAACCATATCATACAATGTATAATTTTTCTTAGCATAATTCGTCGCAAACCAATCAACAATTCTCAGCGATATTTTAGATTCACCAGTAATAATCTTTAACATTTTAGTTAAGTTGTCATTTTGGTTATAAAATTCCAATAAATTATTTAGCAATAATTCGTTTTGTGTGGTATAATTATTAGCTGCGTTCATTAATTAAGATACTTTTAAAATTTTTAAGTTGTTTATAATGAATATTATTTTTTATAAAAAACTTTATATATAATATAATGTTAGATTTTATGTCGCAATATTTTGAACCTTTAGATAAAAACTCTTGTTTATATTTTTTGATTCTAACAGTTATATTTTTCATTGGTCTTGTATCTATATTAATTACCGAAATATTATATATCATTCAAAATTACAATAAATTAAATTTTAGAACTGTATCGGCTGGTATAGTAATATTATTTAATATTTTCCTTGCTTATTTTGTGAATAGATTGATGTACAGTATGTGTGTAAAATCATTGGCTTAAATAGTTTTATTCCCTTGAGTCGTATTGATTGGTTTTAAAAACTGATCTCTAACAGAAATGTCGGTTACATAATTAGACTGACCTAAAAAAGGATTAAAGCCGATTTGTTGGACCATTTCTCTGTTAGCCAATTTATCACCTAATTCTTCCCTCTTATTAGATACTTTAAACCCAGCACCAGACAGGGTTTGATTTAAAATGTCCCATGTATTTTCATCGTGATGTAAAGCAGATGAATACGCGGAAGTATCCATGTTTTTACTGAATTCTTCATTTTCCATTTGTACTTGATGTTTCATTCTTCGAGACCTTTCATAAGGTAATCCATCTGTCCATTTGGAATTATTTTGATATTCTTGACCTTTACTCATTTTTAATAACTGATTTTCTTCTAAAGATTTTTTACAATCCATGTCTAATAATATAATAGGATTATTTATTATTATTAGACTATAACGAAGTATTGTTTAACGAAGTATCATTATTTTCTAACAAAGTATCATTATTTTCTAACAAAGTATTATTATTTTCTAACAAAGTATTGTCCTGAGGTACTTTAATTAATTTCATTTGTTTTGTGAAAAAAAATTTATCATCGCTTCTACGTCTTCTTTTTAAATTACATTCTAAACATGCTATATAAAAATTATCTACATTATGACCTAAATCATTATCTATTCGGTCAACCGTCCACTGTTTCATTTCTCTCGAAATATCGTATAAAACATTCATTTCAGATTGACAATAATAACATTTCAATTCACATTCAACCAATTTATCTATAACACTCTCAATATTAATAAATTTATTCGTGTCCAAAAGTTTTTTAATAATATCCTGTTGCTTATAACCGTAAATTTTTTTGTTAATTTGCTGAAGAGCTATTTTGGAGGGATAGTCAATATAATTATATGTATTTGATTTTATATTTTTAACAATTTCTACCTGATTTTTATAAGCATAATCTTCTGTTGTAAACGTCCAATTTTCGGAAATAACTCTTTTTCTTTCTTTATTTTTTTTATTATCTTCTATTAACTGTTTTTTTACTGATCTTGTAAATAAAATACTTTTTGTTTCCATTATATAAAATACTTATAATAATTAAATGAATATTTATCGAAATTGATATAAATATACAATTATAAATATATATTTTGCGAAACTGAGTTAAAATTAGCCCAACATATTATATATATAAGAATGGAAGATTCATCCCTAACCAGTGAATGTCAGGAACTCAAGAATATTAAATATAAAACAATGCTATTAAATGGTGTGCAGTTACAAGAAACAAAATCGTCAAATGATTTGTCAAATTTGGATAAATTTCTTGAAAATGATAAAAACAATAATATAAATGAACCATGGTGTAAGCTGAATAAAACAATTAAGATGAGAAAGCTACAAGAATATGTATCAGTTTATAAAGAAAATAATAATTTATCAGATGATGAAGGTGATTTACTAATTACGTTTTTAAAAGATTGTATTGACCGCAAAAAATTGCAGCGAGTCAAAGACGTAATTTATGATAAAGAAAATGGAAAAATCAAAGAAATACCCGCATTACATTATATGAAATCAAATAAACATTTTACTTTAAAAAACATGGATAAGCGTGTTTCAACACTCAAATCTTTGGCACCTAAAAAATCCGCACAAGGAACCATACGAAAAAAAGATGTTGTTCAATCAAATGATTCCGATTCTGAAGAAGAGGAAGATGGTAATTAAAGAAGTAAAAAATTAAAGTAGTAAAAATATCTTATAAATGTGTCAATAATATATTAAAAACATATTTATAAGATATATAGTATGACAACATATATATTAGATTTAGGTCCACTAGAGGATATAACTGATACATTAGTATTTGAAGACGAACCATCTATTTTTACAGAGGACCATGCGCTCGAACTCGTTGAAACAGCTCTTCATCTTATGGAAGAATTTATGCATGAAAATCCCACAGCAATTTCTGAGCCAAATTTTCATGATATTTTACTTGAAGAAATCAAAGAAATGTTTTACGTTCAAATGGAAGATCATATTTTAGATAGCGATTATATTGAAGATGATATGAATGATTTGCTTGAATATGCGTTTAATGTTTATATTACTACTTTTCATCCAGAGAGATCAATTAAAAAATCTGATGATTATGATGATAATGATTATAATGATAATGATAATGATAATGATAACGACGATCATGATGGTAATGATAACAAAGAATCACTCAACGTCAATAATGATGAAACAAATATGATTCAAAAGAAAATCCAAGGATTAAGAGAAATTCCTCAACCAGTTCAAAGAACACCAGAATGGTATCAATTTAGATGGAATTTAATCACAGCAAGTAACGCATGGAAAGCATTTGAAAGTCAAAACACAATTAACCAGTTAATATACGAAAAATGTCAACCCTTAAAAGATTTTACATTAGAAGAAAATGAAGAGATTAAAATGATAAATACTAATACAACCCTACATTGGGGGCAGAAATATGAGCCGTTATCTGTTATGTTATATGAATATACATATAATTCTAAAGTAGAAGATTTTGGATGTATTCAGCACCCGGTTTATAAATTTATAGGAGCATCTCCTGATGGAATCGTTGTGAAATCAGAAACAGGACGATTTGGTCGTATGCTTGAAATTAAAAATATTGTCAACAGAGAAATAAATGGTATACCAAAAAAAGAATACTGGATTCAAATGCAGTTACAAATGGAAGTCTGTGATCTAGATGAATGTGATTTTTTGGAGACTAAATTCATTGAATACCCTGACTACCAAAGTTACAGAAATGATTCAATTGTATCTTCATTAAATGGTGAAGAATTTAATAGCTATGCTACTACAAAAGATGGTAGCTATAAAGGTATTATTATCCATTTTCACACAAATAAAGGAACACCATATTATGAATATATGCCACTTAATATATGGACACCAGATGATGTATCCAATTGGGAAAACAACATGGTTCAAAAATATGAGTCTGAACCTTATAGATATACATTTCTAAAGTTTATTTATTGGAAACTGGAGAAACTGAGTTGTGTTCTCGTGTTAAGAAATAAAGAATGGTTTAAAAATAATGTTAAAGCGTTGGAAAAAGTTTGGAAGATTATTGAAGAAGAACGAGTATCTGGTTACCAGCATAGAGCACCTGCTAAGAGGTCCAAGAAAGAACAACCAATTAAACCTTATGTGAAAGAAGAAACATGCTTTCTAAAAGTAATCAAAACAGAATAAAAATAGAGTAAAAATAGACTAAAAAGAGACAAAATATAATTTAGAAAATATAAAATAATATAAAATAAAATAAAATATCAATATATTTTATATGGTGCGTCATTCTAGAAAAAACAAAAGAGGTGGAGATAAAATTGATGATATTTTAGTTAGAATAGATAGTATTAAAGAAGAGATTAAAGGTCTAAAAGGTTTACCACAATCTATTACAGAAGAACCTACAGTTATGCCTGAAATTATGCCTGAAATTATGCCTGAAATTATGCCTGAAATTATGCCATCGTTAGAACAATCAAGTATGTCTGAACCAGTTATGGAGGCACCGATTGTAAAATCTTGGGTCGATGATAAAAATAAAAAGTTTAGAGACGGAGCAGGAGGACGCGTGTCATTATCATTTAGTAGAATAATGACACTACTCGATAATAATATCAATAAAGGAGATGTTAAAAAGGATTGGGCATCTATTAAAAGAGATTTAAATAATGCGAATAGCGTTGAAGAAGTTCAAAATATTATTGATAGATACATGATTAGTTTTTCGGCAAATTATGTTGCTGGAACAAGAAGAAGAAAGAATAGAAAGGGTGGTAAAAGAAGAACTCATAGAAGACATTAAATAGCATAAGACTTTAGATATTTATAAGTAATTATTTTTATAATTACTAATAAATTGGTATAAATTAGTATAGAATATTAGACATATTAGTCCTAAATGGTAAATTGTCAATAAGTTGTTCATCTGTTGTGAAATAACCGACACGAGTTCCGCTATCAGGATGAACTGGTGGTAGTGGTTTAACATAATTATCACCCGTTTTCTTGTCATGATACAGTGCGCCACACATAGAAGCAGGCATACAGGTTCCTTCATCAGGATTATCAGGATACCTTATATTATTTGTTATTTGAGCGTATGATCCTAATTGAAACACTGGATATCGCCACCAAATATCACTTGCGTCATCATCGGAAATTTCATTTTTACCAATTGGCGGATAAGTATCTTGTACCAATACTTGAGTCTGAGCGTCAGGAAATTTACCGGTGGCTTGGCCTAAAGAATAATTGGAATATCCTTCAGCAAGATTTGTAAAATTAAATATTAAAGGTAATCCAAGAGATAATATAATTAATAAAAGTAAAAAAACTATTTGATTCATATATATAATTTATATATTTTTAATTTTTTGATATATTTATGTTCGTTCGATTACATTTGAATTATAATAATTTTGCTCTAAACATTTGAAAATTTCGATTTCAAGATTTTTTATAAATTAATAAAAAATCGGTTTAAAAATATGGGTTGATAATATATTATACAATGAACGAAACAACTGAGATGCGCGTAATTAAGCGAAATGGTGACCTGGAATACCTGTCATTCGATAAGATTTTAACTAGAATTAGAAAATTGGGTCAGGAAGCAGGAATTCATATAAATTATCAATCACTCGTTATGAAAGTTATCGACCAGTTATTCGATACAATTCCTACAACAAAAATAGATGAATTAGCTGCGGAACAATGTGCTGTAATGTCGACAAACCATCCTGATTATGGAAGTCTAGCAGGAAGAATTGTTGTATCAAATCATCAAAAAAATACTGAGCCAACATTCTCAAAGGTGATGAAAGAATTATATGAGTTTAAAGATATTCATGGTGTAAATAGACCATTAGTTTCTGATTTACTATGGGAATTTACACAGCAACACGAAGACACATTAAATGCTATTATAGTTCACGAAAGAGATTATCTAATTGATTATTTTGGATTTAAAACATTAGAGCGTGCTTATTTATTCAAATTAGGTAACAAGGTTATTGAGAGACCGCAACATATGTGGATGCGTGTTGCTATTGGTATACATGGTGATAAAAATAATCCAAACGCATTAAATCTTGTAAAGGAGACATATAATCTAATGTCGCAAAAATATTTTACACATGCTACCCCAACACTATTTAATGCTGGAACACCAAGACCGCAAATGAGTTCTTGTTATTTAATTGCGATGGAAGATGACAGTATTGATGGTATTTTTAATACACTAAAAGATTGTGCTCATATTTCTAAATGGGCTGGAGGTATTGGACTACATATTCATAATATTCGTGCGAAAGGAAGCCATATACAAGGCACAAATGGTACTTCAAATGGTTTAGTTCCGATGTTACGTGTATTTAATAATACAGCTCGGTACGTTGATCAATGTGTTCATCCAGAAACAATAATTTACACAGATAAAGGACCTATTCAAATACAACATTGTTCTATTGGAGAAACTAAAATATTTAATTTACAAGGAGATAACGAATTAATAGAAAATGTATTAGAACATCCTTATGAAGGAGAAATTTATAATATTAAAACAATGCATTGTATAGATAATTTAAAGATTACACCGGAACACCCTATTTTTGTTTTAAGAAATCAAAAAAAAGGAGTAAATTATCATGTAATTGAAAATAGGTTAAATAAAAATATAATCTCATTTGAATGGATAGAAGCAAAGGAATTAACCATCGATGATATGTTAGTTTATAGTATTCCAAATTATGTTGTTGATCTTGATAATTTGACAGAAGATGATTGTTATATGTATGGGATTATATTAGGTGATGGATGTATGCACAATACAGACCAAAATGGTTACATATCATTACATACTATAAATAAAAAACATATATTAGATTTTTGCATTAAATATTTTGAAAATAAATGTATTCAGTATAGAATAGAAATTAATGAAAATACAACTAAGATTAGATGGAATAAAAATATAAATATGCCTTTTAGATATAATGATATTTATGATATAAATAAGTGTAAATACGTTCAAAGTAAATGGCTAAATCTACCAATTACCAAATCTAAGTTTATTTTAAAAGGATTACTTGTTACTGATGGGTGTATTAATAATGAATTGGTATTTGATAATACATCACGAAACTTAATTGAAAGTGTAAGATTTATTTGTTTAAAAATGGGTTTACTAACAAGTGGATATATTAGAGACAGAATAGGAGAAAGTCACGAAACAAAAAGAGGAATTATAACAAATAAAAAAATAAGTTATTGCTTAAGAATACCAAAAACCAAAGAAATATGTGATTTAATGAATATTCCATATGATTATAAGAACTTTTATAAATTTTTTAAATACAATAATTATTTGTTGACTAGAGTAAAAAATATATCAAAAGAAGATTATAATGGCACGTTATATGATTTACAGATGAAAAAAGAGCATAACTATATGGTACATAATGGAATAATTCATAATGGTGGTGGTAAGCGTAACGGTTCATTTGCGATTTATTTGGAACCTTGGCATGCTGATGTCGAAGATTTTTTGGAAATGAAAAAGAATCACGGAGATGAAGAGATGAAAGGTCGAGATTTATTCTATGCCTTATGGATTTCTGATTTATTTATGGAGAGAGTTAAAACTAACGCGAAATGGTCTCTCATGTGTCCTCACGAATGTCCCGGGTTGAGTGATGTTTATGGTGATAAATTTGTTGAACTATATGAAAAATATGAGTTAGAAGGTAAAGTACGAAAATCAGTAAACGCAAGGGATTTATGGTTTAAAATTTTGGACGCTCAAATGGAAACTGGTACACCGTATTTATTATATAAAGATGCCGCAAATTCCAAATCAAACCAGAAAAATATAGGAACCATTAAATCGTCAAATTTATGTGTTGCTCCAGAAACATTAATTTTAACTGATAAAGGACATGTAGAAATTCAAACTTTAATGGATCAACAAGTAAATGTATGGAATGGTGAAGAATGGAGCTCAGTAACTGTTAAAAAAACAGGAGAAGATCAGGAACTTATAGATGTTTATACTGATGATGGTTCTAAATTAACTTGTACTCCTTATCATAAGTTTTATATTCAAAGTAATTATTCATTAAATTCTATTAAAAAAGTTGAGGCAAAAGATTTAAAACCAAATGATAAAATAATTAAATGCGAATTTCCAGTTATTGATGGTTGTGATAAAATGCCTTATGCTTATACACATGGATTTTTCTGTGGAGATGGAACATATGGTAATGTATCAGATGAAACTGAAAGATCTTGTAAATTCAAGGCATTACCAAACCATTATTTTTGTAAAAGACATTTACCATATGAAACTGAAAGTTATTTAATGGACAAAGAATATATATTAGAAGGAGAAGAATTTGAATGTCAAGCAAAGTCATATGTAAAAAAACCAATTGCCTATTTGTACGGAGATAAAAAAAATTTATTAGAATTTATTGATAAACGTAGTTACACTGAATCGTCAAATAGAATAAATGTAACTCTTCCAGTTGATTTAAATGAAAAGTTTGATATTCCTTCGTATTTTTGTTCGCTCAAAGATAAATTAGATTGGTTTGCTGGATATTGTGATGCTGACGGAAGTATATCAAAAAATGGAGAAAATGAACAACTACAGGTAACATCAATCAATAAAGAGTTTTTAGAAAATATTAAACTATTATTACAAACTTGTGGTGTAAACCCAAAAATTAAACTAAGTCAAAATAGAACAGAAAGTTATTTGCCTGATGGTAAAGGTGGTTATAAATATTATGAAGTAAAACCACTTTATAGATTATTAATAACATCTTGTGATTTATATAATTTAGTTAATTTAGGTTTTAAACCAAAAAGATTAGTTATTTCAGACAATAAACCAGCAAGAGAGGCAAAACAATTTATCAAAATATTAAAAGTTGAAAATAATAATAGAATTGACGATACATATTGTTTCACTGAACCAAAAAGAAAGATGGGTATATTCAATGGAATAATAACAGGTCAATGCACCGAAATCCTAGAGTACTCAGACGCTAAAGAAACAGCTGTTTGTAATTTAGCTTCTATTGGTCTGCCAACATTTGTAGACCACGTTTCCAAAAAATTTGATTATGATGCTCTTCATAATGTAACAAAAGTAATAACACATAATTTGAATAGAGTCATTGATGTGAATTTTTATCCAACAGAAAAAACTAAAAGAAGTAATATGAAACATCGACCTATTGGTATTGGAGTTCAAGGATTAGCGGACACATTTGTTCTTATGGATATATCATTTCACTCAGAAGAAGCTAAGGAAGTGAATAAGCTCATTTTCGAAACCATTTATCATGCGGCTCTAGAGAAAAGCAATGAGCTAGCAATTGAAAGAGAAAACCATATAAGAAATACATGTGTTACAAGATATGATGTATTAAATGAGCTGAACGAATATGAAGCAGAAGCAGTATTGAGTAAAGATAAGTCCCATATAGGCGATTTAAAATATGCGGGAGCATATAGTTCATTTGTCGGCTCACCAGCATCAGAAGGTGTCCTTCAATTTGATATGTGGTCTACTTCTCCATCATCCGGAAGATATGATTGGACAGTGCTTAAAGAATCCATCAAAACATATGGTCTTAGAAATTCGTTACTAATCGCTCCCATGCCAACCGCATCTACGTCACAAATTCTTGGTTTCAATGAATGTTTTGAACCATTTACAAGTAATTTATATAGTCGCCGTACTTTAGCAGGAGAATTTGTCGTCGTAAATAAATATTTAATGAAGGAACTGATCGAGTTGGGTCATTGGAACGAACAAATTAAAAATAATATTATTGCGAATAAAGGGTCAATTCAGCAGTTAATCATGTTGCCGGAACATATTAGAAATAAATACAAAATTGTTTGGGAAATTCCAATGAAACATGTCATTGATATGGCGGCAGATAGAGGTGCGTTTATTTGTCAAAGTCAAAGTTTGAATTTATGGGTTGAAGACCCAACATATAATACTCTGACTTCAATGCATTTTTATTCATGGAAAAAAGGGCTTAAAACTGGTATTTATTATCTAAGAAGAAAAGCAAAGCATCAAGCACAGCAATTTACTATTGAACCAGAACAAAAGGTTGTAGAAGAAGAAAAAGACGAAATTTGTGAAATGTGTTCAGCATAAAAATTATGGATAAATATATAATTAAGTACTTACATATTTATACATAAACCAAAGTAATCAAATCATTGCTATTAAATTATTCCAATGAGATTAGAATATTTTTTAAATGAATTACAATTATCAATCAAGTCAATATTGTGTTTTAATTTCATAAAACATCTTAATGTAACTAATATATCATTAAATGAGTTATGTAAGTTGATAGGTGTTTTATTAAATAATTTTTCATGAAGCTCAATCAATTTTGGATATTTTAAATAAGGTTTTCCATTTTTATCAATTGATTGAATATTACAAAATTTAATTGAATCCTTTAACGTACAAGAAATATTTTTAAAATTTGTTAAGAAATGTAATTCATATTTATAAAATTTGATTTGTTCTTGTGATAAACGTTGTTCTTGTAATAAATCGTTTTTATTTATAATTCGCAATAATTCAACCTTTATCATATTAATGTCAAATTCAACATTATGTCCGATTAATATATCAACCCCTCTTAAGAAATAAAAGAATTCGGTTAAAACATCATTTATTAGGACACCATTTTTTTGTGATATTTCATTTGTTATACCATGAATTTTAGAGGATTCTTCAGGAATTAAAATACTTTCTGAATGTTTAATTATATAATCCTTTGACTGAATAATATCATTCAATGAAGTATCGTATATTACATAACTAAACTGGACGATATGAGGCCACTGATGAAGTGTAGATGGGCTAATAAATTTACTTTGGGGTAACCCAGTAGTTTCAGTATCAAATACTAGAATTCTCATTATTTATTAATCTGTTAAAAGTTTAAGTTGTTTCTTTATTAGTAATTTATTTTTGATACATTCTAATAATTTATTTCAATTTTATAAATATATTATTTAATAAAGGTACTTAAAGACCGCAGCACTACATTATGAAGGGAGATTCTTTAAATAGTCTGATTTTTCGCAATATTTTTGTCCCTACATATGAAGGGATTTTTATTGTTTTCGAAAAATGAAAAGTATTTTGACTTTTCCAAAATGGACAAAAAAAATGTCCAAAATTGGGTTGCCCAAAAAGTCCTGACTGACCGAATTTTTTTATTTTGAGTTTAGACCTTTATCGTGTAAAATGTGACTATAACAAAATTTTTTATTATTGTATTTTTTTTAAAAATACTTAAAAATAATTTCTCAAATAAAATAAATGGAAACTTTAGGCGAAATTGTTGGGAGCAAAACGAGCAAAAACGAGGAGATATTATTCTGTTGTAATATTTGTGATTATGTATGTTCTAAAAAATTTAACTTAGATAGACATTTTTTGTCTAAGAAACATATCCAGCTAACCCAAGGTGACAAAATAACGAGCAAAAAGGAGCAAAACGAGGAAAAATATACTTGTCAAAAATGTTTCAAGGAATATTCATCTAGAAATGGATTATGGAAACATAAAAAAAAATGTTCTAACAACTCAACAACTGAAAATAAAAAACTTAGTGAGCTTGATAAAGATGAACTCATAATCACTCTTCTTAAACAAAATGCCGAACTTATTAAAGGACAACAAGATATTATAGTTAAGTTAACCGAAAATGGAACACATAATATTACAAATAATACTACAAATAATAATACTCACACAAATTCTCATAACAAAGCATTTAATCTGAATTTCTTTTTAAACGAGACCTGTAAGAATGCAATGAATATAACGGATTTTGTAGATTCCATTAAACTACAGCTTACAGACCTTATGGAAGTTGGAGAGCTTGGATATGTAGAGGGTATTTCCAAGATAATTGTGAAAAACTTAAATAACCTAGATGAAACTGTTAGACCTGTACATTGTACAGATAAAAAGAGGGAAACTATGTACGTAAAAGACCAAGGTGAATGGTCCAAAGAAGATGAGAATAAAACTAGATTAAAGAAGGCAATTAACAAAGTTGCTGATAAAAATATAAGGTTGTTACCACAGTTTCGAGAGAAATATCCAGAATATAAAAACGCATATTCAAAAATATCAGATGTACATGATAAACTGGTTATAGAAGTTATGGAAACTGATAATGATAAGAAAGACAAAATAATAAAAAATATATCAAAGGTCACTACAATAAAAGATAACTAAATAAATTTGTACTAGTACTGTACTATAAATAAACTATACTAAACATAATTCTTACAAGGCGCAAAACTTCTTCGATGCCAAATTGTAATACCATGTTCCTTGATACCATCAATATGTCGTTTAGCACCATAACCTTTGTTAGAATCAATACCATAATGCTCTGATAATTCAGGGTTTTCTTCACATAATTGTTCTATATAGTTATCGCGTTCAACCTTTGCCAATATAGAAGCCGCCGCAATAGAAGCGTATTTGTTGTCGCCACCTTCTACAGTGATGTAAGGCAAACTCTCTATTTTATTTGTCTCTTTATTTAGATAGGTAATTGGGTTAAAATAATTGCCATCAATTAATAGACTATAATTGAAATCGAATCTTTCCTTTTTATTATTTTCTTTCATTACTTTATTATATTTTTTTCGCACTTCATGAATTGAAGTATGCATTGATAATTGCGTAGCTTGTAAAATATTAATTTCATCAATTTTTTTCTCATCTTCGAAACTTACATGCCAAGCTAAAGCATGTTGTTTTATGTATTCTGCTGCTTCTTCAATCTTTTTTTTCGAATGAAATTTCTTACTATCTTTTACTTTTGAATAATCGAAAGAATTATCTTTAGGTAAAATTACTGCTGCTGTATACACTCTTCCAAATAAAGGTCCTCTTCCTGCTTCGTCAACTCCAATTTCAAAGATTTTATCATCTTCATTATAACAACTTTTTAATACAATTTTGGGTTTTTCTTTGATGACTTTCATTTTTTTTGGCTTTTGTAATACATATTCTTCATCATCGGATGAATCGCTAATAATTTCAGCTGGTTCGAAATCAGTTTTCATTATAATTATGTGATATAATATAATCTATATTAAATTTATTCAATTTTGTTTATATTTATTATATAAAAATTAAATTTTTTCACTATATAAATTATACAATGAACTATGAAGCATTATTTCTATTCCTAATTTTATTATTAGGCTTTGTATTATCTTCTTTTTTAGGAGATAAACAATACACAGAAGGATTTTCAGGTAAATTCTCAGGAACATTTGAATTAAATAATAATCTGGTTGATAAAAATACACCAATATCATCTGGAGCATCCACTGCTTCTCGCACCCAATATGACAATTATAATCATTATACTGGTTCGTCAAGTGAATTATCACCTGGAACAATATTTTATGGCAATTCAGGTAGAACCGCAAAAGTGATATCAAACAAGGATGGGTCTCAATCATTAGAAATAGTATTACCCACGTCATCTAAACCAGTAACTTTCAATCAATCACAAAACCGTGTTTCGTCTGGTGTAGAAAGCTACACTAATTATAATACAAATAAAACAAAATATTACGGTCCTGACGGTGCAACTGCTGATATTATTAAAACTGATAACGGTCAAGAAGCTATTAAAGTAACTACTTCATCTGGAACTTTTTATTACAAGACATCTGGTGAAAAGACAATGACAACAAGTTCAACACAATACTATGGAAGCACGGGTCAACCAAATCAACCTGCGATGTATACCATGGCATACCAAACACCAGAAACTGATTCAAAAAATTTAACTAGCCAATATTACGGACCTTATAGTGATGATAAAAAAGATTCTTCTCAAAATAAACTAGTTTATTCTCCTGAATTACAACCAAATGAATTACAAACGAATAATATTACTCCTGGCACAGGGCCATTCTCAACCGATTATTATAGTACTTTACCAGCAGGAATTCCAAGAAGTCAAATACCTCCAGGAAAAGAAGATTTATATATCTTAAAATCTCAGATAGTTCCTCCTGTATGTCCTGCTTGTCCGTCAAGTACAGTGTACCCAAGAGAGAAACCATGCGCACCATGCCCTCCATGTGGCAGATGTCCTGAACCGTCGTTCGAATGTAAAAAAGTACCGAACTATAGTGCTATTAACAATGAATTTTTGCCTGCTCCTGTATTAAATGATTTCTCTCAATTTGGCATGTAAATTTAATTATTTATCCCATAATTTAGTAAAAAATTAAATTAAAAAGCACATTTGAATTATCCTTTTGTTTTGACACATTTTTCATCAATTTGAAATGTAGCAATTTTGTTTTCTTGCGGAACAATATTAATAACGCATTTTGCTTTTTTACCATATAATGGTTCAGTACAACCCTTTTCTTTTTTCTTTCTAGTTAGGTCTTTTTTAAATGTAAAAATTTTAGGTTTTTCTTCTGTACATCTTGATCTAAAATGTTCGTACCTTTCTCTAACATCATAGTATGATAAATTAGATTGTTTTCCTAACATTTTATTAACTAATTCATGTAATTCGTAAATATATCGCGAAAATGTATCTCTGCTTTTCATATGAGACATTAGTAAAGGTTTGCGTTTAAGATTTTTTGTCAAATTTATTCTACAGTACTTACATGGTAATACATATCTTAAGTTATAAATAAAATCACGATAATGTTTTTTATCCTCAGTAGTCGGATTTACCGGATAATTGAAACTAATTGTGTGAAGAAAATGCCATGCCGCCGGACCCCAGACTTGTACCAAGATACCATCGCCTGATGCATAATCTTTTTTGCTGAATGTATAGTGTTTTTTTGTTTTATTATGTGTATTTCTATTTTTACGTGTTTTATTCATTATATATTACTTAAATAAAATAAACTTACTCAAATAAATAAACTTATCAAAAGAAAATAATTTTATCCAACTTAAAAATAACCTTATTTACTAGTATATTTTATTATGATGTGATATTAATTCATTATCGTAAAAATGAATTAATCGATATTGATGTCATGTTTAGAAGTATATGTCATTAATTTTAACTTATAAATAATTTGATAATATAATTTATTATACAATTTATTATATAATTTATTATATATATGAATTCAAACGAACATTTCAGTTTAACAACTTTTACAGATACAACAAAAACAGTATGTACTTGCTCAGCCGTGTCCATTTTTTTGATTATTTTGTTTATTATCAGTCCATTAAGTAATTTCTTCATGACATCAGTATTCATGAAAATAATTACAATACTATTACTTTCTTATACATTGTATTTAAATTATGAACAGACTAGTTATTTAAGAAATGCCAGTAACCAATCGAATTTATCAAAAGAGGTACACTCTCAATTAAGTGTCAACATTATATGTAGTTATGTGTTTACTTTATTTATTGGTTTACTTATTATATTTGTTGGTAAAAGTTTTTTCTAATTTAGGAAGTGGTTTATTTATTTCAAGTAATTTTTCATAATATAATTTATCATTAATAAATGAAATCCTTTTAATTTCAATTAAGTTACCTTTATTAGTTCTGAATAACATTAATTTAATTTACATAATTGTCTTTATATAGTATTCGTTTAAAGACAATCTTAATTTCTTTTAGAATATATATATGGCTAAGTATTTTAATTTTAACGCAAATTCGCTACCATCACTAAACACAGAATCAAATGGTATTTTGTCTCGAGTTATGAGTGCTGGAGGTGGTATGAGTACAAATACAATGATTATGATTGGATGTGTTGTATTATTTCTAGCAATCGCAGTTTTTTATTATTTTTATTATATTGTTCCATCCATGAAGCCGGAATATAAGCCGAATAGTGAGAAAACATCATCAGATAGTTCAAATGGTGGTTCAGCTGAGCTATTATTCTTTTATGCTGATTGGTGTCCGCATTGTAAAGCAGCTAAACCTATTTGGAACGACATAAAATCTGAATATGAAAATAAGACGATTAACGGATACAAAATTGTATTTACCGAAGTTGATTGTTCTGAAGAAACTACTGAAGTTGAAAAATTAATGAATCAATACAGCGTTGAAGGCTATCCTACCATCAAGTTAGTAAAAGACGGACAAGTTATTGAATATGACGCTAAACCAACAAAGGACTCATTGACTAAGTTTCTAAATACTGTTTTGTAAAGTGTCTAAAAAATTATGGGCGGTTTGTTTTCCTTTTTCAAATAATTCGCGTCGAGCGTCTATATTACTAAGAGCTGATTTAAAAGCATCAACTGTTAAACATGTAGTATCACATATTACTTCATTTTTAATAATTGGTTGAACATAATTATTGTTAACATTAAGCACCGCTTTAAATAAAAATCTTAAAATGTAATCTAATAATGTGGATTCATTATTTATACATATTTTTTCATCTGAATACTTATTTTTGAATCCAAGAATTTCATTAGGATCTTTTCCAGAATCTATACAAAAACTTAAAGGATAATTACAGGCGACTCCGCCATCCATGTAGCATTTGTCGTCAATACAAACTGGACTAATCAACACAGGTAACGCACATGTCATTTGAACCGCTTCTAAAAGTTTAAGATTTGGATGAGTTTTATAAGATATTTCAACGATTTTATATTCATTCACTTCAAAAGAAAATAAGTGTAATTCTATTTTGGTTAATTCATAAAAATCTTTCATATTTATATCTAGTGAAATATCTCTTGCGTCAAATAGTGGTTTAAAACATTTTTCCACTGTTTTTATATCGAATATTCCTTTTTTACTATAAGCGTCTAAAATGTTCTGTACTTTAAGAGGAAAAACATCTTGCCAAGGACGTTTGATGATATAATCATTCAATGTTTCCCAATCAAATTTAAGTGAAATCATTATTCCGACTACAGCACCAGCAGATGTTCCGTAAATAGATTCTATATTTTCCATATTCAAGTATTCTTTTCTCTCTAATTCTTGAATAGCAGATATAATTTGTATCATAATAGGTCCTCCTCCTGAAATAACCAAATGTTTAATTGTCATTACAATTATTTAAGTTTAATATTTAAATATTTAATTTTATAAATGATTGTAAAATTTGTTTATCAATATATATTATGACTAAACGTAAAATAAAAAAACATATAACAAAAAGAAAAAATGCGATAAAAGCCACAAAAAAAATAATCAGACTAAGAATGACACGAAAAAGTAAATATGGAAATAGACACGGAGGAGAACCGTCTGAAGAATATAAACAAAAGAATCTATTTAGACGTACATTAAATAATTTTATTATTCAGATAAAAAATAAAAAAAACATCAAACAAGCGATAAATTCTATCATTAAAACATTTGAAAAAAATAAATTAATAAATACATTGATTCCTATAACAATTGAAGGGAAGCCAGTTGATAAAGAAACATATGGTTTAGCAAAAAAACCTGTAGCAATTTATGATTTTGTATCGCCAATAACAGTGATATTTGATAATTTAACAGATATTATACCAGAAGAAGACGTTATTAAAATATTAAATGCGTATTTTTTGAGTGGTGGAAATTTTAATAATTTGAGTAGCAGATTTAAAGAGTCACCTTTTAGTCATGAAATTAAAAAAAAACGAGTAAATAATGTTAAAATGTTATTGAATAAGTCAAATCCATTTCATATTATAGAAGATGGTTTAGATGAAGAAACAAAAATAAAATTGTCTGAATTAATACCAAACGAACAGCAGATTATAAACGAGGAGAAAATAAATGAAAATAAAAGCATTTTTGGAGAAAGCATTGTTGAAGAAAAAGCTGTACAGGATAACACGATAATTAATGAGAAACTTACATTACCATTCCCTATACCTCAAGATAATGATATTGGATATGATAGAACTGTGGTTCCTGAATTTTGGAAGCCAATTTTTCAAAACGGAGAAGAATTACTAGAAATCCGAGAGAAATTCTTGGGAATTTATGAAATAGATAGATATACAAGCGAGGTACAAAAGCGAATAAAGATTTGTGATTTGCTAGAAACAATTGTTCCTGGTTATTTAACTAAATATACATTAGATTTCAGAGAAACAGCAAAAACTTTAGTAAACGTTAATATATTAAATTGTTTTATAACTTTGTTTTATGGTATGATTTTATATAGATTGTACGACACCAAACAAGATTATTTATTTATGTTTAAAGGCGGTCGTGCGTTACAATTAAGTTTAGTAGACATTGTCGATATTGGAAAATATTTCAGTGAAGATACTGACATATTAATTATACCAAATAGATTTGTAGGAGGTGTTTATGATGTAGAAAAAATGGAAAATTTATCAGAACATATAGCTTATTTAATTAAATGGATGATTCCTGAGGAAATAAATGTATATGTAAGTTTACCAACTAATCCAAAGAATACAAATAAGGACATTACAAAGCTTTTATATAACGACAATAAATTATTCAAGGCATTATCCGATATTGGATTTGGAGAGATTAATGAGGATATTAAAAGTTTCTTTGAAAATCTGTCATATTCGCCATTATATCTAGACGAACTAGAATCAATCGCTTTATTTATAACACCAACTTTAGATGATATGTTAGCAGAAAAATTATTTTATTACGCAAAATATTTAAAGTTCAAGAGTATGTTAACATTACGGGAACCGATTATGGATCAAGAATATTCGAATTTAACTGTAGAAGAGTGTGAGAGAATATTGTTTAAATTTAAGCGTGCTATTGTAAAATTAGTAGAATCAATTTTAAAAAGAGATTATAGTGATGTAACTGATTTACACTCAAGAGACTCCGCAAAACTGATATTGAGGGAGTTTATGAGAGATTATAAAGACTATAGCAATCAAGAAAAAGAAGATATTATAATAAGTATTTTCCCATAAATTCATTTATAATTATTTATCTAATTTAATTATTCATTATATTTTGTATTTTTTTTTCACATAAGAATACAAAATGTCAAGTATATTTACTATTGATAATCTTGATGATTTCTCAGAAAAAATAAATATCGATGAGTTATATGAGAAAAAGAGACAACAAGATTTAAATAAGTTAGCATTATTTAACAAAATACTGAACCGAGTACACGTGAGAATAAGAACCGTGTCAAAGCAAAAAGTAGACGAACAATTTTGCTGGTTTTTAGTTCCAGAAACAATTTTAGGTGTACCCAAATACGATCAAGGAGCTTGTATTGCTTATTTAATGGATAAACTAAAAACAAGTGGTTTTAATGTGCGTTATATTCATCCAAATCTACTATTTATATCATGGACTCATTGGATTCCTTCTTATGTGAGAACAGAAATTAAAAAGAAAACCGGTATAAAAATAAATGAATATGGAGAAAGAATACAAGAAGATGATAATGAAGAGGATCAGAAAACAATAGGAAATGGTTCATCTGATCCAAATGATTATTTATTAAAACAAAATGATAGTCAAATAGGTAAACCACAGAAGAAAGAATATACTCCAATTAAATCATATAAACCATCTGGTAATCTTGTATATGATAGTGATATATTGAATAAAATAGAAGATAAGTTTATATAGAAGATAAGTTTATATAGAAGATAAGTTTATATAGAAGATAAGTTTATATACAAGATAAATTTATGTAAATAATATCTAATGATATTGTATATAAATGGCAGATTTTCAGCAAACAAATATTCTTAGTGAAAAAATAAAACGAATGAAAGCAAAACAAATAAATGTAGGTAAGTTATTACAAGATGAGAAAGAACTTATATGTGGTAAATCGGCAAATATGTATAAATCATTTGAAAAAGAATTTGAGGAACAATTTAAAAAAAATAAAATAGATGTTTTATCCAAAGGTCATAATTTAGAAGAATCAGTTGCGAATGAACTAAAACAAGCAACTAATCAATCTGCCATTTCACCTAAAGATGATTTTTACTCATATATAAATGAAGGATGGTTGAAAGAGTCAGATATAAATACAAGTAAACAATATATAGTACAATTAGATCAGATTAGATTAGTTCAAGACAAGGTTTTTAGGGAGTTAATAGAAATTATCGAAAATTACATTACCGATAATAAAACAAAAAATACAAAATTAGCTAAATGCATTAGAAATGCTTATACAGCATTAAAAACATATAACACAATTGAACAGACTAGATGTAATTGTCAGTTAGTTGTTAAAGTTATTGATCTAACGCTAAAATTTACTAATGTATGGAATGCGTTAGGAAATACGAATATTAACGAAGTTATCTCATGGGGTGCTCCTTTTGTGTGGTCTATACATCCCGATGAAAAAAATCCAAAAATATACAAATGTTATTTAGAACCACCTAGTCTAACATTATTTGATATGGAGATATATGTTGACAGCCCATCTGATAGCAAAAAAGAGAAATTATTCAAACAACAATACAGAGAAAAGTATATTGAATATTTAAATAATATATTTACTATTGGTTTTGGAGAAAATCACGGATTTAATGTTTATGATATTTATGAATGTGAAGTTGAAATGTTAAATGCGATGGCATGTGATTTAATTAAAGAAGAAGAAGATGGTTATAATTTAGTTACAAAAGAGGAAGCTTTAGAAGTATTTGGTTTTAATTGGGAAGAATTTTGTAGAATACTTGGGTTTCAAAAAATACCTGATGATTTTGTAACATCCAATATCAACTATTTATTATGTGGAACAAAATTATTAAAAGAAAAATGGAACACTCCAAAATGGAGAACATATTGGATATATATCGGTATAAGACAACATGTTAAAGGGACACGTGAAGGATGGAAAAACTTCTATGAATTTGAAGGTCAGTTTTTGAGAGGTCAAGAAATAGATTTTGACGAATATATTAAACCAATTTTTCAAATGTCATTTATGTTTAATACTTTCTTGACAAATGAATACATTGTACGTCATAAAAACCAACAAGCAATTAATTATGTAAAAACAATGGCCGAGGATTTAAAGATCGTATTCAAGAGAATTATTACTAGAAATACTTGGATGAGTAATAAGACTAAGAAAGTTGCTTTAGATAAATTAGAAAATATCAAATTAATGGTTGGGTCGCCTTCCATTTTACGCGAAGATCCTTTATTAAATTATAAAGCAGATGATCCTTTTGGGAATTTAATGAAAATCGGTGATTGGAGACATTCACAGGCCCTAGAATTAGTGGGTCAACCTTTAATTGATATACCTATAATAGATTGGTCTACTATTCCACCTAAATTGGTTGGCACACAAGCATATGTAGTAAACGCGATGTATACTCCTACTGAAAATACAGTTTATATTCCTTTAGGATATATTCAAAAACCGTTTGTCGATTTAGATGAACGTGGTATTGAGTATAATTTAGCACATATCGGATTTACTATAGCTCATGAACTGTCACATGCTCTAGATGATCTTGGGAGTAAATATAATAAATATGGACAATTAGAAAATTGGTGGAGTAAAAAGGATAGACAACAATTTGAAAAAATCCAGGAAAATATCGTAAGACAGTATGAAGTATTTGCTGGTTACGACGGTATTAAATTGGACGCATGGCAAAGTATAGGTGAAGGTTTATCAGATTTAACTGGTTTCTCAATATGCCAAGAATATTTACGAGATTTTCAGTTGAAAAACCAAGATATTTTACCTATGAAGTCATTATCATTTACAGCGTTTTTTATTTATTTTGCTATACAATCCAGACAGAAAATATCTAAGAAATCAATTTTAGCACAATTAAAAACAAATCCGCATCCTTTAGATAAATATCGTTGTAATATTCCGTTGTCAAGGTCAAGAATATTTAGGGCGATTTATAATATTAAAAAGGGTGACAAAATGTGGTGGAATTCACTTAATAATGTCTGGAGCGATTGATTTTTATATATTTATTCATTTATTTATTCATTTATTTATTCATTTATTTTTTATTTAGAAAATAATTCAAGGGTCGTTTATATTTTTTTCTTGATAGTTTATATAATGACAAGAACTCGTCGTCAAGCTCGTCGCTCAAGATCTAGATCAATGGCTCGTGGTCGCGCACGCTCTGCTGCTCGTACTGCCTCTGCCGCTGCTACTCGTACCGCAACTGCTGCCCGTCAAGCTTCCGTTGCTGCTACTCGTACCGCAACTGCTGCCCGTAAAGCCTCTAATACTCGCACTGCCACAGCTGCCCGTACTGCTGCCCGCCAAGCTGCTGCCGCCGCAAATGCTGCTCGTCAAGCCGCTGCTAATGCCACTGCCGCTGCCGCCCGTACCGCAACTGCTGCCCGTCAAGCTGGTCGTGCCCGTCAATAAACATTTAAGCATTATGTTTATAAATTAAATAGTTAATAAAATTAAATATTTAATTATTATATATGAAAACAAGACGTAATATCATTTTAAAAAAAAGAGGAACTAGAAAAATGACACATAAGGATTACTGTGGAAAAAAATGGGTTTCTTGTGTTGAAGATGCCAAAAAAAAATTATACGAAACAGGTGTTTTTCAGCCAAATTTAGAAAATATTAAAAAAATATGTCTTAAAAATTCAAAAGCACGATTTGGTGCAATAGATTCTGATAGAAATAATTATTGAAACCATATAAAGTGATATCATTAATACTTTATATAGTTATAATGGACGTCTCTTCACCTATCATCTTAATACTTGTCTCATTGTTTTTTTTGTTATTACCATTATTTCATTTAATTTTTATATTTTCAATAATGGAGATTGCGGATTGGTTCGAATAATTAGTACATAAAGATGGATTAGACTAGTGGTTGATTTACTGGTTGTTGTAATACTGGTTGATTTACTGGTTGATTTACTGGTTGATATACTGGTTGATTTACTGGTTGTTGTAATACTGGTTGATTTACTGGTGGCTGTACTGGTTGTTGTACTGGTACAAATGGTGATACTTGTTTCACTGGCTCGGTTACATTTTTAGTCTCTCGAATAATATTTGCTGCTTCTTTCTTAAGATTTTCAATTTGTTTTTGAGTCGTTTCAAAAATCTTTGATTCGACAATAGCTTCAAAAATCTGAACCCCGTTCACATAATCCGTTTCACATTTAACGTATAAATTCACAATAAGTTTTCTGGTCTTTTCAACTGCTTTTTGTAACAATTCATCCGTTAATTTAGGATTTATTCTAATAGTACGTTTTCCTGTATAAGGATCTGTAACATAAGTAAATAACTCATTAATAACTTCAAGTAATTTATATTGATTATCAGAAGCACTTTGAATCATCGATTTAATATTATCAGCATATTTTACAAATAATTCGTCTTTTTTATTTAAAGTATATTTACCTTTTAACATAGGGTTCGGTCCTTGACAACCTGGTTTTTTGCTATAATCACGAAGTTTAATATCGCTAAATTTCTTTATTGTATCTGGCATTTCTTGATTGCCTGTAAAAGCAGTATAAAATATTTGTAAATCCTTACGAAATTGCCTTTCAGTCTCCTCTGTCATACCTGAAAAGCTACCGGTTGAATAATCATATTTATCGTCTAAATAAAGACGTAATAGCTCTGGTATACCAGGTTCATTATCTAGTGTTTTACTATTTCCATCTTTTCCAGTATTCATATCGCAGACTCGTGGTTGAATATTTACATTACCAGTTTGCTCGTCGACAAATTCACCATGTTTAAGTGATCTAATCCTGTTGTCACAAATATTTAACTTAAATAATTTTCGATTTACATTCTTAGGTATTTTATCTTTTTCAAGAAGCGTTGTTTTTACAGTTTGTCCGCTTGAATCTTTATAAGTATATACAGGATTGATTGTCATAACAATAGCCGCAAAAATATGAGCGATTTTAACATAAAATTTAGCTATTCCGATACATACACGCTTTTTTCGAATACTTTTTTGTACGTCATTTGATACATCTAAACTCTCAAGATTATCTTTATTAATGTATATAACTTTTTCCTTCTTTAGGTCATTTACCTCAAGACCATCCTTTATTCTTTGTGCTAAGAATGTGACTTCTGTATCATTAAAGTATCTATCAACAATATCAGATGTTAAAATAACTAATTTATCACAATAAGCTTTTTCGGAAAGTTTGCTTAAGCTTTGGAAATCCATTGTTAGAATATAATATGTCGCAATGAAATCAATAATCTCATAAAAGTTATCAAATTTAGTGTCTTCTTTTTTAGTATATGATGTGATATTTCCCATATAATATACTACCTAAAAAAATATATAAAAAATATATAAAAAATATATTAAAACATATAAAAATATAAATAAAATTGAATTGAAAATATTTTATCTAATGAATGATAATAAAATGATGAATAAAGATAAAAGTCAAAAGCGAAAAAATACAAATATAAATAAGTCTGAACTCTGGAATATATTTGATTCGGAAATTTCGAATCCAGAAAAAGTAAAAGTTCCATTAGAATGTATTTACGGTTCGGGAAATAGAGAATTTTGTGAGCGTTGTGAGAGTAATTTAGCATTTTCCGAAGAGGGATTTTTGACATGTATGAATAATAAATGTGGAATCATTTACAAAGATTTAGTAGATCAAAGCGCCGAATGGCGATATTACGGAGCAGATGATAACCAGAACTCAGACCCTACAAGATGTGGAATGCCAATTAATCCGCTTTTAAAAGAATCATCTTATGGATGTAAAGTAATATGCTGTGGCCCGATGAGTTATGAAATGAGAAAGATACGACGTTATACAGAATGGCAATCTATGCCATATAAGGAAAAATCACAGTTTGATGAATTCCAAATCATTACGACAATGGCTCAGAATGCGGGTATTCCAAAACTAATTATTGATGACGCTATTGTTTATCATAAGAAGATATCGGAATCCGACTCAAGATTTAGAGGTGAAAATCGCGATGGTATTATTGCTGCTTCTATCTACATAGCATGTAGAATAAATAATTACCCAAGAGCCGCAAAAGAAATAGCACAAATATTTCATCTAGATGCTACTAGTGCGACAAAAGGATGTAAAAATGCGTTGTCGATTATTAATGATTTGGAGAAGGATATGGACAGTAAGGAAAAAACAAATTTCGGGAAAACAAAACCGGAAGCATTTATAGAGAGATATTGTAGTAAATTAAATATAAATAATGAGTTGACAAAATTATGTCAATTTATTTCGATGAAAATAGAAAAAATGGATGTGATGCCAGAAAATACACCACCATCTATTGCGGCAGGTGTTGTTTATTTCATCGCGCAACTATGTAAATTAAATATAAGTAAGAAAGATGTAAAAAATGTAAGTGAAACAAGTGAAGTGACGATTAACAAGTGTTATAAAAAGTTGGAAAAAATAGCAAAAGAAGGAAATTTGGTTCCAGCCGCCATATTGAAGAAATATAATTTAGATATTTGTAAGTAGAATTTATTTGTGGTTTATTTTACAAAATTAAAAACTTTAGACTTTATATTATGACCGAGTTTACAGAAAAAGTAAAAGTTCCAAAACGTATATTTATTGTTCCTTACAGAAACCGGGTTCAACATAAATTTTTTTTCTGTAAGTATATGAGTTTTATTTTAGAGGATAAAGATGATTACGAAATACTTTTCTCTCATCAATGTGACGCAAGAACATTTAATAGAGGCGCAGTTAAAAATATCGGGTTTATTGCGGCAAAAAATAAATATCCAGAGCATTATAAAGATATTACCTTCATATTTAACGATGTAGATACTATTCCATTTAATAAAATATTTGATTATGAAACAACACCAGGTATTGTAAAGCATTATTATGGATTTAAATACGCGTTGGGTGGAATAGTTGTAATGAAAGGAAGTGATTTTGAAAAGACGAACGGATTTCCATGTTTCTGGGGATGGGGTATGGAAGATAATGTTTTACAAAAAAGATGTGATCGATTTGGAATTAAGGTAGATAGAAGTGTATTTTATAATATAGGAAGTCCAGAAATTTTACAGCTTTTTGATGGAATATCAAGAATTATATCGAAGAAAGATCCATGGAGGGGTGAACATGATGACGGTCAAGATGGTTTAAGAACAATAACACAATTAAAATATACAATTGACGATAAATCAGATAATCCGAATGATAATATATTCACAGTGCATAATCAAAATATAAAAATAATAAATATAAAAACGTTTTTGACACACATTCCATTTGGTTCAGAAGAATATTATAATTATGATTTGAGAGAACCAAAAAGAAAAATAATAAATCCAGATAAGATAAAAGAAACAAAAAAAACTGTGATAAACACTACAGATTGGAGTAACATTCCTCATTATCCAACAAATAAAGAGAAACGTGAAAATGTGGCAAAATATTTGATTAAAATGGGTAAAGCTGTCCCCCCAGAACTTTTAAGGCAGATTCAAGAAGATAAGAGAAAAGAAATAGATGAAGATTCTTACAATAATTTTAGTAAATCAAATGGTGAAGAAGAAGAATTATATACACAAAATATGGTAAGACCTACTCAACCACCAATTTATCAAAATCACGCTCAAATATCCAAGATACCTGTTCATCTACGCCCTCCACCAAATAAATTCTCTCCACAATATGCTAGTTATATTGGTGCCAAACCAAGAGCACAGGCAAGTGCGAGAGTTGGATTAGGTGGCGTGTTTTAATCTATATGAACACTGTCACTTCACTTGGAGCCAAACATATTATTTTTTATGCCATACATAAACCATTTCCGTATAATTATTTTGACGTTTTGATTTTTTGAGAGGGAAAACAGTGTGAGCTTCACCGAATAAGTTTTTAAGGACATTATTGTAAACTTCCTTACAAACATTAATAATAAAATGACCTCCTTTTTTCAACCCATTATAGGTTTTGGTAAAAACAGGTCTATAAAACCTTGTGTCCATATTTGCCTTCGATTTATACTCAATGTTGTTAGCATATTTCTCAATAAAATAATACGGAGGTGACGCAAATACAGTGTCGTAATCAAATATTGAATAGTCGACATCCACAGCATCGCCAAATTGGATGCTGAATTCGGTGTTTGATTTTGTGCGCAAATATGTTACCATTTTATCATACGGATCCTTTAAATCGGTATTAATTTCAACACCATAAAATGCGTCTAGATTTAACGCAGCAGCAGCCACAGTTGAACCACCCCAACCGGCGCAAAAATTTAACACTCGTT